GTCTCTGTAGGTGTCTCTGTAGGTGTTTCTGTAGGTGTAGGGGAAGGTGGAGGGGGATTGGTTGTAGTAGGGGTAGGTGTTTCAGTAGGTGTTTGTGTAGGTGAAAAAATGTTAGTCTGTGACGGGGTAGGTGTTATACTTGGTGTTTGAGTAGGTGTTTGTGTAGGTGTAGGTGTATTAGATAGTGTCTGGGTATTAGTTGGTGTTAATGAAGATGATTGAGTAGGTGTTTGGGTATTAGTGGGTGTCTGAGTATTAGTAGGTGTTATAGTAGGTGTGGGTAAAAAGTTTAAATCTTTACTATATGGTGGCCCTAGCTTTTGTAAATTATTAAAAGAAGATCTGTTATTAAAACTATTTCTTTTAGATCTATTTAGATCTTGAAATGAGGGTATCTCCATACATATTAACTAATTTCCACCCAATTTACTGTATTTTCATCCCAAGTATATATTTTTCCATCATTTGGTATAGGTATAGGGGGTTCCCATTTACAATTAGATTCATTTAATGACCAACTATTAAAAGGTTTTGGTGCAATAAAGGCATCTTTTTGTGTATCGTATTTATATCCTATAGCTGCAAAATTTTTTCTAAAATTACCGTTATATGAGGTTTGCTTCCAGGTAGTATGGCCTAATATTTTTGACAGATAAGCTATTCCTACATTCTCGTCTTCTATACCTTGAGGTGTCATATTATTAATATTATCAATAACGACAACTTGCTCAACAAAGTTATCTAATCCTAATTTTGCAAAGTGTGCCATAAATTTATTTATCCTATATATTGGCCAGCACCTGTAAACGTATGATATGTATATCCGCCAGAAAGTGTTACAACTCCACCAGTACCTCTTTGGGATCCTGAATATCTAAGAATAACTATACCTGAACCACCTGATCCTGATGTGTTTTCAAACCCTCCGCCACCCCCGCCGCCCGTGTTTACTATACCGCTTGATGGATTGGTTCCTGGTTTACCCCCAACGCCGCCTCCACCGATACCGGATTGCCCGACAGTCCCTGTACTTGCAGCACCTCCACCACCACCTCCGTAATATAAATTAGTATACCAAGTTAAACCTGAACCACCATCAGTACCTGTATTTAATAAACCAACATTATCGATACCAGCCTGTGAAGCACCACCACCTCCTGCTGCTATTGTACCTGAGCTTAGCATATCACCACCCTTATTACCTTGTCCTACAGTACCTGAACCGCCTAATCTTGTAGTGCCTACACCTGCTGCCCCTCCGCCACTACCTCCGCCAGCGGGGTTGCCTGCAAAAGAGCCACCTGAACCGCCGCCTTGTGCAACTAAATTTCCAAAAGCTGAGTTGCTTCCTGAATTACCGGTATTAGTTCCATAAGTAACCCCGCTTCCCCCGCCACCTACAACTACATCATATGTCTGACCTATAATAATTGTTGTGGATGTTGTTCTTAATCCACCGGCGCCGCCTCCTCCAATAACACCGCTACCACCTCCTCCAACCATTAATAGCTCTGCAGTAGATAGAATTTCTGGACCAGATCCACCTCCTCCTCCCTTTACCCCATATAGATCATTGTTAAATTTATAAAAACTTGTCTTAGTAAATGCATCAGAAAGAGAGGTAAAGCTAGCACATAGTACAGGTGTCTGTGTTGAAGATATATTAACTGTTTTTGTACCTAATAATACTACCTCTACATTAAATCCATTAAGGAGGTCTGAGGGGAACGAGAGATATATACCAGATGTAGGTGTGTTTCTATTATCTATATGAAATGTTCTTCCTTTATCATTATTACTAAAAGTAAAATCATCTGATATGGTAGAAAATATATTCAAATCATTAATTACAGTGCCATCTGTAGCTATTTCTAACACATTTCTTCTATTATTTTCATTTCCACTACCTACTACAAATAAAGAATTTGTATTAGGGTTATTATAGGCGCCTATTACTACTTGATTAGAAGAATTACTAATTAATTCTGTACCTCCAACAGTTACAGAATTATTTCCAAACACATAATTATTTTTACCCGCATAATTACCAGAATAATTTCCTAATACAACACCTTGATAACCTAATCCGTAGGAAAAATTACCATAAGATTCTGAAACACTACCTAAAACACTGTTTTTTACTGTACCACCACTAGTGTAAGCAAAGTTATTAGCACTAGTAAATCTATAATTTTCTCTTTCAAAATAAAAACCAACTGTGCCAAATGTAGGTCTATGTACAGAGTCCTGTGATCCACCATAGAGTACCCATCCAGCTGAACCATCAGCAGAGCAAGAAATTGTTACATTTTCAAAAGCATAAGAATCCATTATATTTCCTATGCTTATTTCAAGATCATTATCTATTTTATTTCTAACATATGCATCAAAATAACCATATCGATAGGTAGTAGGGTTAGTGAGAACTATTCCTGGTCTATCTGGCACTATAAACCCTGTACCTGCAGGAGAAGAAGATGGCATATTAACAGGTACCCATAATGTTAATGGTGAACCAGGCTTAAGGCCTGTTAAAACTGTAGAATTAGTAAATCTTACTAAAATATGCTTCTTTACATTCTTATAATTACCAGTTAATCCTACATAATCTGTTAAAGGTGTACCAATTTGGCTTGTAATCAACGAAACACCTGGATTACCACCTTGAGCTCTGGCTAAAAGATTAACTGCCTGCTTATCTTTAAAAGCAGGAGTCCAGTTAGAAGAGTTTCCTATAAACACATCAAATTTAAATGCAGTTAATGTTGGGTTAGCTGAAATTTGAGTACATTGACTATTATAACTTGCTGCTACTATACCTGCCACTCCCGGGTTAAAAGTTAAACTTACAACTTCATTTACGTTTATTAAATGATAATTTGTAGTAAGCGTGTCATTGACTTCTATAACTACACCAGTCAATCTATCAGTACCAGTTAATAGTTGAGCCTCTCTTGTATCAATATATCCCCCACTATTAGCAGTAATAGTAGTAGAGATTTGAAATTGAGGCAAAGTGTGAACAAAAAATCTATTTGTATAACCTGCAGCAGGGGTATAACCGTAAACACTTTCTCTGTTTCCCCCCATAGTAACTTGCCAACCTTGTGTTGCATTAGAAGGTGCACCCTGCCATATTACGTGTGTATGATCTGATCCTGCAGTAAAATTATTGATGCCTGCTCTAAATGTCATTCCATGGGTAACTTGAGCTCTACCGTCACTTACTAATGTAGTGCCAGGGTCCATGTTATTAACATTTTGTATATATAACCCATAATTACCTATTCCTGGTAAGTTTTGTACTGAAGTATCATAAGAAGGAGATTGGCCCTTGATAATAAGGCCACCAGGCAAAGCATAAGTAGCGTTACCAGATATATTACTATAAATATTTGAATATTGTGCTGAAAGTAATGGGTATTTTGCATTGTTAAGCAATAGCCCTGTATCTACGTCATTAAAAGCAATAGAAGATAGTATATTTACCTTTGTTAACTGTTGAGGATTTTTAATTATCTCGTATGGCATATAGTTATTTATGGTATAAATTTGTAAGTGTCATATTTTAATAATAATGGTATACCAGTATAGTCTGGTGAACCTTCTAGGTATAATTGTATCCCTTGATATCCTCCTCCATAACCACCTGATGAGTACCAATTTGTACCGTTATCTGGTGAATATAGTATAATAAGACCTGAATTAATTAAAAGTGAATTGTTATAGTTATTCTTTACATCACTTGGAGAAGCTGAGAAACTTATATTCCAAGTAGATAAATCACCATCAAAGTCATAACTATCTAAAGTAACTGTTGGAGAAAGCACTCCTGTTGAGGCGATTCCTAGAGTATACCCTGTAAACCCACTTTGTAGGTGAGTATAAGTTTGCTTATTTGGTGGTAGTAAATAGGTTTTAGTACCAGGAGCAGGTATTGAAATGTGTTCTGGATTAAAATTAAATTTTATACCTACATATCTGGTTTGATTAGCAGATTGCATTTCTGTAATACTACAAACTTGCTGTAAACCTGCAGATCTTGTAAATTCTATACAGTTTTTAAATGTACCTGATACTGGAAGACGTTCATAACTATACCCATTGAAGTTTATAACTAAACTAACATTAGTAAAATAATCTGTATTATTATTGTAAACTTTGCCAAAATATTCTACTATATCTTTAGCTGAAATAGTTACTGATGTTAATGTGGGTGAAACAGTTCTCTCATATATTAATGGATGGTTTATATCAGTACCTGGGGCTACACCGGGCTTATATGGTGGTAGTATGTTGTAGAAAACATCTACATTATATGTTTTATTAGTTGATACTGATGAAACAGATATTAAACCTGTATAAAACTTATATGAGGCTGAAAAGTCTATAACAGGTGTATAATTTACACCATAATATGGATCAGCAGTTAGAGTAAAGTTATAAAAATTAGATGAATCTGTGGTGTATATGGCTAAATAGTTATCAGTAAAATATTCAAAATCAAAAGGTGCAATTGATGAAATACGTGAATTGGTAGTAAATTTTATATCAGATGGTAAACTAGGGTTTACATCTAGTAGTTCAAATGTATCTATAACCCAGGTGTCTGTAGTATTAGGACCCCAATCACTTAAGTTCCAAACTAAAGTTCCTTGAAGAGGTACAGTAGGTGTTACTGTAGGTGTTGGTGTATTAGTAGGGGTAAGAGATATTGTAGGTGTTACCGAAGGAGTCACTGAAGGCGTTACTGTGGGGGTTATAGTAGGCGTAATTGAAGGTGTAATTGAAGGTGTAATTGAAGGTGTCACAGTAGGTGTTGTAGTAGGCGTAATTGAAGGTGTAATTGATGGTGTATTAGTTACAGTTGGTGTAGGGGTGTTTGAAGGTGTTTGAGAAGCAAGGGGGGTATATGTTACAGTTGGTGTAGGGGTATTGCTAGGTGTAAGGCTAATAGTAGGCGTTAATGTAGGTGTTCTAGTGGGTGTTTTTGTAGGTGTTTTTGTAAGGGTTATGGTTGGTGTTAGAGAAATAGTAGGTGTTAAAGTGGGTGTTGGTGTATTAGAAGGTTCAGGTGGAAAAGAACCTTGATGTCTAATAAAATCACCATTCTGTGCAATTAAAGAATCACTATTTTGTAGTAATATATTAAACAATTCTGTGGTTGTTGGTGTTATAGAAGGTGTAGGAGATTGAGTGTTAGTAACAGTCGGTGTTATAGTGGGTGTAACTGTTGGTGTATTAGATGGTGTAACGGTTACTGTAGGGGTGGGTGTAGGAGTAGAACCAGGTGGAGCCCATTCAAAAATGTTTGAATCAGTTATTTTAGTAAAGCCTGCTGTGAGTTTTCTTGCCCAGAAATATCTAGTTAGATCTGTTGTTGTTAAAATAGGAAATACTGTATAAGTAATTACATTGCTGCATCCTGTAACTAAAACTGATGTTGATATGGGTGGTGTCATTGTGTTAGACCACAACCATATAGAATCACAACTACCAGATAAATCAAAATAAACATTTACTAAATTGCCACCAAGGTATTCAACATCGGTAATTTGAAATACCTGGTTATCAAAAGTGGGGGTAACGGATGGGGTAATAGAAATAGTAGGAGTAATGGTTGGTGTAGCGGAAGGCGTTATGGGTATTGTAGGGGTAATAGTTGGAGTTGGGGTTGGTGTAACTGGTGTAGGGGTAATAGTTGGAGTTAAGGTAGGGGTAACAGAAGGCGTAGGTGTAGGGGTATTGGTTACCGGTGTAGGTGTATTTGTGGGTGTTGAAGTAGGTGTTACGAAGGGGTTATTAGGAAAAAAATTCAACGTTACAAGCGCTGAACCTGTATCTGAATAATAAAATGTAAAATATTTTTCATTACTTGCAGATATTAGTGCACTTTCAGTTGTAAATACAAAGTCATCATTTGCTGAAGTATTAATAAAGCTTGTAAATTGAAGATTACAATTTGCAAAACTATTAATATCAAAGTTATTCTGTACAATAACATAATGTGTTTCATCAAATGCTAGTGTGAAATTAGATACTGAGTTGTCTATAACTAGCTTTATTTGATCAAAGATCTCGTATTTTGGTAATACTAGTTGGCCATTAGTGATTATATTAATTACAGGAACAGCACTACCTATATCCCACAGTCTTATACCTCTATTGGTTCCATTTATGTTAAGTATTAGAAACTCACCAGACGCAGTAACAGGATAATCAAAAGTAAATAGATTGGTGTCGCCCAAGGCAATTGTATCTGCACTTAATATCTTACCAACAGTTAAATTATTTCTTACAATAGCATCGTTTGTAGCTGTAAGATTATTTGTATAAACACTTGCTGCAGAGAAACTATCTTTTACAGTAAGGTTTTTACCTGCAGTAAAATTATCTCCTACATAACCAGAGCCACTAACAAATAAATTATCAAAAGTTAAATTAGCTGTTAAACTATCAAATTTTGCTTCAACACCTTCAACTCTAAATACAGAAAGACTTTCAATAGTTGACTTACCACTTGCATAAAAACTGTTAGTAGTAACTAAGTCTTTTACTCTTGCAGAAGCAGTGTTGACATAATTGCTACCAATAACGTCGTTTACTATATTGTAAGAAGTTAATCTATAGGAATAAAGATTATTAGTAGATAGTAAGCTATTAGCTATTAAATTCTTGTTTATAAATGCAGATCCAGCTACATATAAATTATCAAAAGTTAAGTCAGCAGTTAATGAATTGAACCTGGCTTCATTACCATCAATTCTTTGTACAGATAAATTCTTAATATAGTTGTAGTCGCTATATGCGGATAGTCCTCCAAAATTATGTAAGAATAATATACCTGCTGGGTTTGGCCCTGCACATAAACTGCCTGTTACTGTAAAATCAGCTATAACTCCATTTATCTCAGCAATATCACAATAAAGATAATTAATATTCCCAGTGCTTAGTGCCCTAAAATCAGTATATACAGTAAGATCATTAAAATAGCCTTTATCAGAAGATAGAGTTATAATAGTTGCTGAACTTGCAGTTAAACTAGTAATAAAGGAACTATTAACAAATTCATTTTCTGCAGTAAGTGATCTTGTATATATTTCATTAGCAGATATAAATTCATTTACGGTTAACCCTTTACCTATAAATGCAGATCCTGCTACATACAGATTTTCAAAAGTTATGTTTGCAGTTAAAGTTTCAAATTTAGCTTCTATACCATCTATTCTAAATACTGATAAGTTTTCAACTATATTGTTATTGCCTATTGCATAAAATGAATCGGTTGTAACTAAATTCCTTGCAGTTAGAGATTCAATATCAAGAAAATCTATATCAGCTGTTAATCTATCTACTATTAGTTCTTTAGCGGATATTAGTCCATTAACAGTTAGTTCTGGGTAATCTATAAAATCACCAGATACTGCAATAGCCACCCTACCCTCAAAAAAGCTTACCTCATCGACACCAACTGCACTTAAGCCCTTGTTTGTAGAAATTGCTCCTTGTACAGTTAATTCTGAAGTTGGGTATACAGTATTAATACCTACGAAACCAGAAGGTGTAACTATAAACGATGTAGCGGAAAGAGGATCGCCTATTGTGGTTGCATTATAGAGATATATACCGCTTTGTGAGAAAAAGTTTACAGAATTATCAAATATAGGTTGATTGTTGTAAGGGTTTATTGCACTAGGTACATTAGTATAAACAAAGCTATTGTTAGTAGCCATATTAACTTCATTACCAATACCAATAGTATTAAGTACACTAGCTATTACTATTTTAGGAGAAGAAATGGACCAAACTCTCCAAGGCTTAGTACCGTCAATAGTATTGCTTAAAAGTAAATACCTTGAACCTACAGCATCAAAATTAGAAGGGTCTTGAGGTAAAGGCACTCCAAGATTAGGTTCTGCATTATTTAAATTTAAAAATGTAAAACGATTAGGGTCAGTTGTTTCAGCTTGAAACGGGGTACGTGTCCTAGTTTTCCCGCTTATGGTTGGTGGGACATATGCGTTACTCATAGGGTTTACGAGGTTTGATTAATAGTCTCTAATATTGATAAGTTAAATTTTAAGCTGCTGGCGGGGGTGGTTGTAGTTTTTATCAATAGACAATCAAATTCTTGTAGAACTAGTTTTTGCGGTGCTATATTGCATGTATCATTAGCTGGTATGAGAAAATCAGGACCAACTACATCAAAATATGGCTTTCTAGGTATAAAAGAAGCTGGGTTACCTACACCTGAAATACCTACTTGTATTGAATAGTCATTAGAAGTGGTATTAGTAACATAACCAGCTAATACTATTGCAGCTCTATCAAATGGTGCTGTATATACTGCACTTAAAGTATTAGAAAAAGATACTGATTTTCTTAAGAAATAATTTAGAGGTATATCAGCCATAATATTATTTATTCTAGCCCAAGGATAAGAGGTGTTACTAGCGCTAATATTCCCTTATCAAATGCCCTTCCTTTAATTCTGCCTAATGCTTGTACTATAGTGAAGTCTGGGCCGACCTTAAATTCACCACCTTCATTAGTACTTGTATAGTAAACTATACCGCCATCAGAGAATACTGCTTCCCATTCTGGGTGAGCAACACCACCCAGAGCAGGCACTGCTTTTGCTAATTCAACACCTGTTCCTATGTATTCAAAAGCATGAGAGCTTGTAGTAATTTGAGATCTTAAATAAAACTCTACATACTTAGGTGTAGTTGGATTAGCGCTTATTGGGAATGTTATGTTTTTCTCAAAAGTTATTAAATACCTATTAGGGTCAGAAAACTTCATTAATTCATACAAATAATTAATGGCTGCAACTGTTTCATTTTGTTGCCCAGCTATCTTGGATGTAGCGCCATTCCAATATGACCTGCCTGCATCTAGGGAAGCGTGATTATTATTGTAAGTTAAATCAGTTACTATACAATCTGAAAGTAACCCTACATCTCTATAGCAAATATTTCTATTATAATTAAATCCTGGGTATTTACTGTCAACAAAATAAACTACATTATCTTGTAAGAAGGTCTTCTTTGTGTTAATAAGATAAATAGCATCTAAAGTTTCACCTGCAACATTAAACAATTTATTAATATGATTAATTGCATCAGTGGTTTGTAATTGCTGACCACTAATAAGAGAATTATTACCACTAAAGTAATATTTTCCTGCAGATAATGATGCAATATTATTTCCCTCAGTCATATCTATAGCTAGAGCATTTAATATATAGCCTACGTCTCTAAAGCATTTATCTTTATTATAAACAAATGGAGGGTTTGAATAAGGGTTAGCATATGTTCTATCTACATAAGATACAACTGAATTTTGAATCTTAGTCTTATACTGTTCAATACTATTAAGTGATGATAGTACATCAGTGGAAGTATTAATAGCTTTTTTCAAGTGATTAATAGCACCAGTTGTTTGAAGCTGTTGACCGGGTATTAGTGAAGTGCTTCCACTGAAGTAATACTTACCTGCAGATAGACTTGCATTATTATTTCCACTAGCAATATCTATAGAAACTGCATCAATCAAATACCCCACGTCTCTAAAGCATTTATTTTGATTATAAACAAAACCTGGGTAAGAATAATCTACATAATTTACTACATTTCTTTGTAATGTAGGTTTGTATTTGTTCCAAGAAATTATTGTATTTAAAGTATTAGAAGAGAGTTTTGTTAAGGTGCCTAGATAGTTTACAGCTGCAACTGTTTCTGTTTGTTGACCGGGTATTAAAGATGTTGCACCATTCCAATAAAATGATCCTGCATCTATTGAAGATAAATTATTACCATTATTTAAATCAGTTATTAAAGCATCTATTATAAATCCTACGTCTCTAAAGCATTTATCTTGATCATAAACAAAGCCGGGGAAGGAGTAATTGACGTAATTTACAACTAGGGTTTGTAAGTTAGTTCTATATGTATTAAGAGCAGCTATAGCTGCTGATGTATATGGTGATACTGTAAAGGATGATGTTGGGGGTAGTATGGATACACCATTATTAATAATATAGGTTATATCTCCTAATAAGAAATCTATTTTCTCGGTAACTTCTAAATTTATTAACCCTGTGTCTGGTGTAAATGTTGATAAAGCAGGTACAGCAGAAAGCCCGTTATTAATAATGGTAATAATATCCTCTATTAACCCTGCAGCTCTACCTGAAACTGAGCCACTAGTAATGCTTGATGGGAAATTAAATGAAGAGACTGGCGGTACAGCAGAGAGCCCATTATTAATAATAGTAGTAATATCATTTAACAGTAATTGTGATAATACAGCAGGGTCGCCCATTACTATTCCTGATGTAGGAGTGAAATTACTAGAAAGCGGTACTACTGTTAATCCGTAATTTATAATAAAGTTAATATTACCTATCAAACTGCCTATATTTGCATATACATCACTGTCAATTAAAGTTGCCATTGGATAAGCACTAACACTTTCAATTACATGATAGAATGTTTCAGCATTTGGATTTACAAATTTATTATAATAGCTATTAGGGTCATCTGTAATTTTTACTAATAATCCCTTATAAGGCTCATTTACAGGTATAGATGTTAATGAGGGGTTTGTTATATATGCAGTTGTGAAAGGTCTGGGTGTAATGTCGCTGATAATAATTTCATTATTACCAGTAGCTACAAAATCAGTAAAGTTACCTGTGAGTACAGGGAACTTGGATTTACCAATAGCTGCGAGCCCAGATAACCCGAACGAACAGTTTGAGGTGCTAATACTACAATTACCACCAGATTCACATTTTACACCTTCTGTACAACAAATAGTAAAGGTACTTACCAACTGAGCATAACCACAATTAATAATGTGTATACCGATACCACCTTCATTAAATTGAGTAAAGGAATCAGTTACAAAGCTTCTTAAAAATCCTGTTGCTTTTTCACCGTCAACTCTAATACCGCAACCTGTATTTAAATTTTCTACTGTAGTATTTTTTAATACATAAGTAAGAAGATATCTCAAATGATCTAAAGCACCAATAGTCTCTCTTGCTTGATTAGGTATTAGTGATGTTGTTCCATTCCAATAAGCCTGTCCAGAGGAGAGTGAAGCAACATTATTATTGTTAGTTAAATCTTCTTTTATATTTTCAAGTATTAGACCTACATCTCTAAAGCATAGAGTTGCATCATAAGCAAATCCTGGGTAAACTCTATTTACATAAGAAACGGTTTCTGTTTGAAGATAATTTTTGTTCCTATTAATTAGAGCAATTGCGTCTAAAATACTACTACTACTACTTGTTAATTTAATTAATTGATTCATAGCAGCAACAGTTTGTACCTGCTCACCTGGTATCAATGTTGTTGCACCGCTCCAATAATATCTACCACAAGATAAGCTAGAAGAATTAGTACCTTCAGAAAGATCAGATACTAGAGCGTCTACCACATAGCCTACATCTCTAAAGCATTTTGCTTGATCATAAACTAGAGAAGAAAATTTCCTATTTACAAAAGCAACAATTTCAGCTTGTAATTCAGGCTTATACTCATATAAAGAATAAACAGAGTTTAAAGCTTCAGGAGACGCTAAAAATGATTTCTTTAAATGGTTTATAGCAGCTACAGTTTCTGTTTGTTGACCGGGTATTAAAGATGTTGCACCATTCCAATAATATTTCCCAGCTGATAAAGATGCAATATTATTTCCATTAGTTACGTCCATTGAAATTGCATCTATAATAAATGCAACATCTCTATAGCATTTTTCTTTATTGTATACGAAGTTAGGGAAATTAACATTTACATAGCTAATTACAGAACTTTGTAATGCAGGTTTGAACGCATTAAGATTGGAAATTGTTGTAATATCTTCTGTTGATAGTTGTAATAATTTGTAAAGATAATTAATAGCATCTACAGTTTCAATTTGTTGACCAGGTATTAAAGATGTTGCTCCATCCCAGTAGAAGACACCAGCCTCTATAGAAGAGCCATTATTTTCATTTGCAATATCATTTACTATTGCGTCAACAATATAGCCCACATCTCTGTAACATTTTTCTTTATCATATACAAAGGAAGGATATTTATTATTAATATAATTAACTACTAAAGATTGAGCAGAGCTTTTAAATTTTAAAATAGACTTTATTGTAGTTTCTTTCCCTGAGGGAATAACATAAGAAGAAGCAGTAGGTAAAATTGTTGTACCGTTTTGTATTATATAGGTTATATTATCTATTGCTGCGCTTACTACTGGTAAAAATTCTGATGATAGTAACCCTGTGGATGTTGAAAAAGATGAAACTGCAGGTACTGCAGTCAGCCCTTGACTTATAATAGTTATAACGTCATCTATTAATCCATTGAATCTTCCTGATAGAGTAAAGGTAACCAAGGGGTTATTATAATAATAATTTGTAACTGCAGGAGCTGCTGATAGCCCACCGGTTATTATTGTAGTTATAGAATTTATATTACTACTAACAGTTGTATAAAGTGATGACTCAACTATACCTGGGTAATCAACAACAGTAGAAGATGCGGGTACAAAATTTAATCCGTTGTTAATAATAAATTTTATATCATCTATTAACCCTAAACATCTCGATACTTGCAATGCTCCTGCGTTAGTTGCAAAGCTTGTAGCCAAGTTTCTCAAATATTTTATAGCAGCTGATGTCTGTTGCTCTTGACCTTCAATTAAACTTACAACACCATTCCAATAATAATTACCTGCATTTACTGAGCTTAAAGTTGAACCAATAACCAAATCACTACTAACACAATCTATTATGTAGCCTACATCTCTATAGCATTTAATTTGATCATAAACAAACCCCGGGTAAGTGGTGTTAATGAAATTAATAACAGCGTCAGCAAAGTATTCTTTATTAGCTTTTAGTAGTGCTTCACATGCTAGGTTAGCTTCCGTAATACGAAAAGTTGATACTGCTGTTGAATCGGTTCCGTTATAGATGATATCGACAATTGTATCAAAACAACCTTGCATTGATCCTATAGCGTTTACGCCTGGGTTAAGTTCAGGATCAAGAGATTGGGCTACAGAGGATAATGGTAAGGTTAAAAATCTTGCAATGCTACTATTACCTTGAGTATATGGACTAGTTGTAATGTAAGGTTTGGATACTATTGGAAGACCAAAAGGAGGGCCAACTCTGGTTGTAGATATTTCATAACCAGGTGTTTTATATGCAACATTATAACCTAAAGTTCCTGAAAGCGTTTGAGGAAAAGCAGTAGCAGCACAGGGGTCATAATGCTCTCTAAATGTCACTCCCCAAATATAACACCCATTATTACACCAAAAAATATCTTCTCTTTTATTATAAGGGATTACATCTACACTTCTTAAATTATTTCCTATTACTGTAGTGCGTGCTGGTAAATAAATAGGATTGTTTTCAACATATCTACCAGCATCAACAAAAATAGTAACAGCTCTGGGATAATATTTATCAAAAGCAATTTTTGCAGCTTTCTTTATTGTGCGTAATGCTTGAGAAGGGTTTAACCCAGAAAAACTATCATTACCAGATTGACTTACAAAAATAACTTGTGATGTGGGGGTATTGTGTCTTATTGCACCTGAAGCAGACATTATACCGCCAAGAGTTAAATTTATATTTTGTAATGTATTAGTATTTGGATCCCAAACTTGTCCAGGAGGTATGCAAGTATTAATAGTAACTTGACCGTTGTCTTCTATAAATAAAGCACAACCGTCATTCTTATCAATAAATCTTGCAACAGGCTCATCTCCAGCTTGTACAACAGTTAACGCAGGGCCTGTTCCATTATTAATTACAGAAAGGGCGCTTGAAATAGTAACGTATGTTTCAAAATAAGAAAAATCACCGTATACAGAAAGATTGCCTAAAAAAGTACCATTACCGTCAAATACTAAATTACCGGTGCCAGAGAGAGACCCATTAAGACCAAAATCTCCTTGAAAAGGCTCTGCAGGCGAGGCTATTGGGTCTGTTCCGGAATCAGGATATCCCACAGAAGGTAGAGTATGGTGGTTTCTTCTGTGTAGTTTATTATGAAAACGAGCATTACCTGCCATAATAATTATTTATTAAATTATGGTATGTAAGTAGGTGTAGGAGTTGGTGATCTCGTTAAAGAAGGTGTTAATTCTGGTGGTAAATTATAATTATTAGAATTGCTTAAAGGTCTATTGTAACCTAACGGGGGATAGCAATCTCCGAATACTTCAAATGCAAAATTCCATGGTCTGGATATTACAGGTGTAGGTGGCTTTACACTGCTATTACTAATGTATATAGACATTACACCGTTTGTATAATCTATCCAGTTATACTTGATTAAACCATCTGCAAGATCCAGATTATTTCCAGTATTATAATCATATAAATCAGCATTGTATTGTAAGTGATTTGTTGTAGATCCGCCTGAAAGTAGTGCTATATGATTAAAGCTTCCAGATAATGCGTATAGGGGATCAAATGGATTACCAAAAGTATCATACTCAATTGCAATACTGTAAGGTGTACCTGCATAGCCAAGACCTGAGCCACCCTTACCTATTACTCTGACCAGGCCGTCGGATTGTATAATAAATGTTATACCGTCAGCTCTATCAAAAAAGCCCGGGTAAGGTCTTGTTATTTTAAACGAGTATTCCACTTTAAAGTCATCTATAGAAATACCGGGTGACTGTGAGGTAAATTTAATATCTAAGTTTCTATAAAGAGCTGATGCTTGAGTATCAAGATTATTATAATCAGTTAATCTTGCTATACCATTGTCAAGAACTGTATCACCATTAATAATATAATCTACTGTATCAAACGCGCATACAGTACTAAAGAATGTATATGAGCTACTAAATGTAAGTGAGAGAATTTCCGCTGTCTCATTAACAGCTCCTGTACTACCACCGAAACCTATATAAGCTGCATTACATCCAACGAAAGGTGGAAGTGTAGGTGTAATAGTTGGGGTAATAGAAGGTGTAGGTGTATTGGTTGGGGTTTCAGAAGGTGTAAGTGTAGGTGTTGCAGTTGGCGACTTGGTGGGGGTAATAGTAGTTGTATTAGTTGGTGTAACTGTTGGTGTTCTTGTTGGTGTTCTTGTTGGCGTTTTTGTAACTGTAGGTGTAACGGTCTTTGTAGGTGTAGGTGAAAGAGTTGTGGTTAATGTTGGGGTAGGGGTAGGAGTAGGAGTAGGAGACGCTGGTGCAGTTATTATCATACCGCTTGCAAGAGAAGCATTAGCTTTTAACAAAGTATTTTTAGATACTTTAAACTCGCTACCTCTTGTACTCCTTACAAAAAAATCCGTCATCTAAAGTATTTACTGTAAATATATAGAAATTATAATAAATATATATATATATGATAGAAGATATTTATTATGCTATTAAGTTTAAGTTGTTAGACTTAAAAGACAGCGTATCAGGGATATATTACAATGCTTTATACAGTATTGAAGATATAAGGGACAGTATTAAGTCTAAATTAAAGCCTTCTAAAAAGAAAAAAAGTAAAGGCCGCCTTAAAAAGGTTAAGTAATTGCAAATTGAACAATATAGAACTATATTTGGCTTCTATACAAGCAATAAGGTTGCTTGTAAGGCTATAGACTATGTTTATTGGGTTGTAATTACAGTTGCTTTTATTTTTGCTTTTCATGCACTACATCAAATATTAAGTACTTGGAATTTTTTCCTAATAGCTATTGCAGCGCTTGCGGTAGTTGGTCTTCCATACTGTGTAAAAATAATTCTATTTGGAAGAGATGAATTTGATCATAAAGCAGCTTTGCTTTGTGTGTTTTTGAGTTTACTGCCAACTATTTTTGATTTTGCAGGTTTCTATTCTGAAACAGCAATAAACGATGAATTAAAAAAAGGTAAATTAACGTTAGTGGAAAATATTAATATTTTAGAAAAGAATTACAAATTAAGTATAGAACAACAAAAAGAAAAAATAACTAAGGAAGCAGATTCTAAGATAAAAATAAACAATAATAATTTGTCTGAATTTGAATTAGAAGCAAATAAAAAATTAAATGAAGCAAGACAGCTTGTTTTAGATGAAAAACAAGGTGTAAAGTCTGATTATACTACTGGTAAAGTTGGTGAGGGTCCTAAAGCAAAAGAATTAGTATCTAATGTAAGGAGAACAGAGTCTTCTTTAACTCTTGAACTAGATGCACAAAAAAATTCTATTAGGGAAGAAAACGAAACGTTGGTTAAAGCAAAAGAAGAAAAGCTTCAAATAATAAATGAAAATATTCAAACGTTTGAAAATGAAATTCTTGCTCTTAAAAACTCATTGACAGATACCACTAATTTTAAAGATGTAGAAAAAGAAATGTTAAAGATAAACAGTTTCTTTTCTAGTCATTTTTCTAAAATTGGAGTTGATTATAAAGCTGTTACTCCAAAAAATACGGATAATATTTTAACTTTAGCTTTTAATGCATTATTTAGATTTGATATAACTGCTATTGTTTGTATGCTTATGGCATTACTAATGGAAGTTGGTGATATTGTGATAACTTATGTAATAAGGCTTAAGAAAAAAGTTATCACTCCTAAAATACATAAACAAGATAGTGATGAGTTTAAGCCGCATTTATACAAAAAAACTTACGGTGGTTATTAATCTACTTGTACTTTATAAAGGTTCCTTTATAATATGAGAATGGAAAGTAATGAAACTCCTCTTAATTGGTTAAACTACGGGCAACGTTTTTCTATACCAGGATTGAAGTCCTATAGGAACACAAGATTAGTAAGGTGTACTGATTGCTCTGCTGTAATTGCAGGTGAAAGGATGCTTAAAATAAACGATAAAGAAGTATGGGCTCAAATTCCAGCTGGTTATACCATATCACCGTATACGATGGTTATACCTACTACTTGATCCAGGTTTTATAATCTCCTGTATCTGCGCTACTAAGATTAAAATTAACCATATCTTTAATGTCAGGTGGTCTAACTAATCCGGGCAAATAATTTTCAGTATTACCAATAGGCAGGTTATTATTTCCATAAACATTTACAGAATTTTTATTAGAATTTATTAATTTATTATAAAGATATTTTTCTGTTTCTTTTACATCATCTGAATAATATTTAAATGGTGGTGAAGGTATTTCATTAATATTTGCAGGTGTGTTTGTTATGTTTTGGATTTTATTGTTAAAATCTTCATCTGAAGAAACCATGATTGTTCTTGTTTCAGAAAGATATTTACCTCTGTTCTCTATGTCATCACTATCCGGGGTTACATATCTATAAGAAACTATATTAATTTGAGATATTTTATTTTCTGTAACTGTACCATCTTCGTCTTGTTCTTTATTAGCTTTTGACAAATCAACATCTTTTAATACTGGTGAAATATCTATACCTTGTTCTTGAAGTTTAGAGAGATTAGCTCTTGCTTTATTCATTTCTTTAAATTTTTCTTCATCCTCTTTATTTGCAAAAAGAGTTATTTTTTCTGTATTTAAATTTTTAGAATTCATACTTTCTGCTATTGGATTAGGTGCAAAATTTGGCTCACAATCAACACCTAATGGTATAATTGCATTTTCAATAAATGTTCTAGGTCCTTGCATATAGAAAGGTTCATTATATATTACTTCTCCTACAACAATTTCACTTGATATATGCTTAAACCTTAATGATTTATTTAAATTTGCCATTTTAAACTCCTATATCTGTAATAAGATTTAATCCTAAATTCCATTTTCTATTTAAATAATGTACCAGCTGACTTCTTTCTGCATTAGAGAGGCTTCTATTATAAAATAGAATTTCTCTAATATCAGCTGATAACGGCGCATTACAAGCAATATTTTCTACTTGATTAGCTGCAGTTACATATGGTCCTAAATTTAATAATAACCTTGTATTAAAAACAGCTTGAGCGTAATTAACTATGTCTATATTGTAACCTAATCTAAAGGGATCGTATGCAGAAACAGGTAAAGTAACTAATAACTGTCTTCCACTAAAAGGATAATCATAGGTATCAAAAACTCTTGCGCTTAGACTACCCACACCAGGGACACAAGACATTAATGCATTACAAACATAATTTCTATATGGATCATTAGCTTGATCTTCAGTTTCAGGAGGAGTAAAGAGTTGACCTAGTCTTACAGAAGTGGAAGCTAAATTATACGTCACAAAACCGTCTTTATTAAAGACTCCTGACAAACTAAATCTTACATTTCCTAGTGGAAAATTTCTAAAACCAGTCCCGGGGAAAATACCTGCAAATGATGGGCTTAAAGGAGGTAAATACAATGGTGGTTTTATACCGTAAGTTAATACAGGCCATGGACCTTGTACATTATTTGAATCGTTAAAATTAAACATATTTGCTATATTAACATTAATAGCAGGGTACCTATAAACCCTTGTAGGGATATCCCCAGGATTATTGGCTCCTAGTAATTCTATTTCATCAGTTGAATTTTCTGTCCACCACGGTACATTTACTTCACCAATAGCATTGCCAAATCTAGTTAAACAGAAATTAGCTATATCACCTCCTAGAGCTGTATCTTTTCTTACATTTGCCCAACAATAAACTGAGTCCCACCAATTAGTTGCTTCAGGTCCACCAAACATACCCATAAGAGGTTGTTTCATTTGTCTATTATCAACCCATTTAAATCTATATTTACCTGGCAGTAATGGTATATTTTGATACTGTACTGTGCCGGTTTGTCTATTACCTAATCTATTTACTCCATAAAAAAAGGCATTTCTATAGAATAATGGGTCACTCAAGTTTCCATTAGTTTCTAATAACTTTTTATTTCTACCCGGCACACCTGTACTAGCCTCATTATCATCTAAGCTGAAAAAAGAATGTACTCTTCCCAATGGAGCACCACCGTAAATGCTTGATGAATTATCACCATAATTATATCTATACCATGCCATGGGTAAAGCAGATTGGACATTAGTCCAATAATAACTAGGCCATCTTCTTGATGTTTGACCGGGTGTTAATGTATTAAACCCACTGCCTGCAAAAAAGTTAAAATCTACAACAGGCCAACCAGCGCCAATCCATGAACCTGAAGGAGAAAGAAAGTCACAAGTATTCTGTTTAAAAGAATTAGGAAATGGCAGCGCACCAGAAAGCTGAAAGCCTTGTGTTAGTTTCATTCCGGGAAAATTGATATAATACCCGTTATTAGGTGCATCAACTAAAACAGACTGTGTGGGGTTTGTAGAAAGTGCTTTTAATCCCGGAAGAGTATACAAGCTTGCTATATAATCTACATCTGCCTTAGACCATATATTTGAATACCCTCCACCTCCATTTTGATACCAACTGCCTAATGGCCAATCGTTTCCATATCCTTGTCGTTGAGGTGATCTGCCAAATTTTGTTCCTCCAAAATCAGTAAATAAATTTTCAAATACAGTACCTGAACTTAGTGCTACCATACAAAAGCTTCCTGCATTCATTCCTAATACCGGTAAAACTTTGCCTATGCTTGTTGCTGTTGAAGAGTACCAAAAAGAACCCGGGGCAGTTATTACATCAGCGGCTCCTGAGCTTGGTAAAAATTCTGAATCCTTTAATACAATATATCCAGGTGGGGTACCATTACATAGTGCAGCTGATGTTGGCCATGCGTTAAGAACACCTTGAACATTAGATGTGCCTCCTGATCTATCTATATCTTTACCCCATACTGCATCACAATTATTATAAATACCACCAAATGATTCTATTAAAATTTTACCAAACCCGGTGTAAGGTGATGATTGATATTGAGGAGGAAGTATTCCAGTAGATGTACCTCCCTGAGAACCTATAGTTATGGTAACTAAAGATTTTGATGCTTGATAATTAGGGCTTGTTCTATTATCGTAAACTTCATATTGATAAGTTTCAAGAGGTTGAAGATTTGTAAATGCTAAAGGATTACCTGTTCTTGGGTTATTTGATATGCTTGCAGGGTTTCTAGTCCAAGATGCACCTGAACCATAGTTTACACCGGCATATTGTACAAACGAATTACCATAAGCGTCTTCCCAGCATCTTACATAACAATAAACTCTTGAATTTGTTTCAACATGAGTAATTACTAGAGCATAATCACCTCTATTTGAACTACTCCAAGAGCCACCTAATCCAGTAAATGTAACGGATTGACCACTCGATACAGTACGCGTACCACCAGGCATATTTTCATATCTTATAGTACCTCCAACTGCAGTAGATACAGTCATTGTTAACTGACCATTATTAAGATTGTGATATGTAGCGTTACCACAATCAGTAAAATTATTTACAGTAAAATTAAAAACTAAACCGTACTGTCTTACTGTGTAATTAGCGGAAGTTGTACCCCACAATCCTGCAGTCAAATTAAAAGTAACAGTTCCTAAAGAAGTCACAATACCGTAGTTATTAATTGCCCCACTATTAATTGTAATAGGATTAGCCCCAGGTCTTCCATCTAAAGTAACTGTCCCTGTCTGTGCAGGGGTTACAGTTACTTGTATACCAGGAAAATCATAACTCATGTAATTATATTGTTCTGCAGATAATCCATAAAAACCTATTCCATATGGTGTATAACTACCATAAGCTAATCCTGGAAACCCTAGATCACCTAAAAATGCAGATAACCCATTAACACCCGATAGTGTTCCTGGTCTAGGAGTACCTGCTTCTGGATTATTAATAATAAATAAAGGATCAGGTCTTATTGGTGTGTTTTGTGTAGTGCTATCAAAAATAGTAACTTTATTATTGGGCTGATAATTGGTAATATTAAGCGCGCTTGTTCCTGTTGTTCTAGTAATTACTGTTACCATGAAATCAACATTATTACTAGGTATAGAGCTACTGTATGGATCAACTTCTACTATATTATAATTAATACTATTATTAAGAACTGTTCCTAAGCTAAATTTAGGATGAATACCTAATGCTGTGTTAGAGGGTACATAATTTTGATCTGTTCTATCTGCAAATAAATTCATTATAGGTAAACTTGTGCCGTTTACCAACCCGTTATACTGTATACCATAAAGACCTGGATCCATTAAATCAATATTAGCATTTCTTGACTTTAATTCATTTGTTGGCCTTCTCCATACTAAAACATGGGTAAAATTTCCTGATAATGATGGTAATATTGCGTATGCCGCAGAAGTTCCAGCATTCCAAGTGTTATTAGTGAAAGAAGGGGACAAGTCGTCGTAAGGAAAAGCTAAGCTTGATGATACTGGTTGCATAACCATTACAGAATCTCTAAACTCTGCACAACTTAAAGCTGCATTATAATTAGGAGCAGCTGTAATATCATAGGTTTCATATCCATAGCTATAAGGAACACCAGTTGCGTAAGCTCCTAATGTTATTAAATCACCAAATGAACTTAAGGATTGACTAGTTACTGGAGCGTTGACAACGTTAGCCACTCTACTTCTTACAGCTCTTATTTTAGCAGGCATATATTTATTTAATTAGGGCACACTTATAGTATCAAGGTTTGTTGTCCTACTAAAATCATACCACAACTTCAAGCCAGAAGGTGGGTTAGCAGGAGCAGGGGTTAAGGTTGGAGTAGCAGTTGGTGTAGGTGTAGTGGTTCTAGTAGGTGTAACTGTAGGGGTTCTAGTAGGTGTAGGGGTATTTGAAGGGGTAATTGAAGGAGTAAGAGATATTGTAGGCGTTACTGATGGTGTAACTGAAGGTGTATTAGTAATTGTTGGTGTTACTGTAGGGGTTCTAGTAGGTGTAGGTGAGTTGGTTAAGGTAATTGTAGGTGAAATAGAAGGAGAAGGTGTGTTGGTGGGGGTATTAGAAGGTGTAAGAGATATTGTAGGTGTATTGGATGGTGTAATAGATGGTGTAGGAGAATTAGTAAATGTAATTGTTGGTGTTACTGTAGGGGTTCTAGTAGGGGTTGCAGATGATGTAGGAGAATTAGAAGGGGTAATAGATGGGGTAGGAGAATTAGAAGGTGTTATTGAAGGTGTTACAGTTGGTGTAGGGGTAGGGGTTTCTGAAGGAATAGGTGATTTGGTAACCGATGGTGACACAGATGGTGTCGGTGTCATTGTAGATGTTGGCGAGTTTGAAACTGTAAGAGTTGGTGTTACTGTCGGGGTTTGAGTGGGTGAATTTGTAGGGGTGTTAGATGGTGTTACAGAAGGTGTAGGTGTTTGTGATCCTGTTTGAGTAGGTGTAACTGAAGGTGAATTAGAAGGTGTTATAGAAGGGGTAGGTGTATTAGTTGGTGTGTTGGAAGGTGTTGATGTTTGTGTAGGAGTTAGAGAGATTGACGGTGTTACGGAAGATGTAGGCGTTTGTGTAGGTGTATCTGTTACAGTAGGTGTTAAAGTACCAGTTTGAGTCTGTGTAACAGATGGTGTTACTGAGGGTGTTACAGAGGGAGTAGGTGTATTAGAAGGTGTGAGTGAAATTGTAGGTGTGTTAGATGGTGTTACAGAAGGTGTATTGGTTTGAGTGGGTGTAGGAGACGGTGACTCTACAGGTGTTCTAGTTGGTGTAAGTGTTATTGTAGGGGTTACAGAAGATGTTGGTGTGTTGGATGGTGTAGATGTAATTGTGGGTGTGTTGGAAGGCGTTATAGAGGGTGTGTTGGAAGGTGTTACTGAGGGTGTTGTTGTATTAGAGGGTGTTTGAGTTGGGGTTACTGAAGGGGTAACAGTTGGAGTTTGTGTAGGTGTATCAGTAATTGTAGGCGTGACTGAAGGTGTTACAGTTGGTGTAGGTGTAGGTGTTTGTGAAGGAATAGGTGATTTGGTAACTGATGGTGACACAGATGGTGTCGGTGTCATTGTAGATGTTGGTGTATTTGTATTGGTAAGTGTAGGTGTTACAGTTGGTGTCTGTGTCGGTGTATCAGTAACTGTAGGTGTATTAGTTGAGGTATTTGTGGGTGTGTTGGTGGGCGTGTCAGTTACAGTAGGTGTTATTGTGGGTGTTTGTGTAGGTGTTCTGGTAGGTGTCTGTGTTGGTGTGGGTGTTTGTGTGTCTGTTACTGTAGGGGTAACAGTTGATGTTTGTGTAGGAGTTAAAGTCTGTGTAGGTGTTACGGACGGTGTACTGGTAGGTGTTACAGAAGGTGTAGGTGTTATTGTGGGTGTTTGTGTAGGTGTATCTGTAATTGTAGGGGTGATGGTAGGTGTTGTAGTTGGGGTAGTAGTTTGTGTAGGGGTTGGAGTAGGAGACAATCCTTGGGTTGGTGACGGTGTATTAGTTGGAGTCTCTGTAGGTGTGTTGGTAGGTGTATCAGTAACTGTTGGTGTAACTGTAGGTGTTTGAGTAGGAGTATCTGTAACCGTAGGTGTTTGAGTAGGAGTATCTGTAACCGTAGGTGTATTAGTAGGTGTTACTGTTGGAGTAAATGTAGGTGTGGGAGTTACTGTTGGTGTAACTGTAGGTGTTTGAGTAGGGGTAAAGGATATAGTTGGAGAATTTGATGGTGTTGGTGTATTAGTAGGTGTTTCTGTAGGTGTTTGTGAAGGAATAGGTGATTTGGTAACCGATGGTGTTAAGGTGGGTGTCGGTGTCATTGTAGATGTTGGCGAGTTTGAAACTGTAATAGTTGGTGTTACTGTCGGGGTTTGAGATGGTGTTGGTGTAGGTGTGGAAGGAGTATCAATATCGTATAACGTATAAGGTACTTTACTCTCTAAGTTAACAAAATAATATGTTGAGTTAGAGCTTAATTCCAGCATAGATGAAAATTCTGGAAAATCAGAAAGATAGGTTACGTAAGATGAACCGTCTTCACCAATACCATGAACTATATACAATTTTTGAACTAAATCTGTTGTTAAAATGCTCTTTGTAGGTTGAGTGTCTTTGAATGGTGCTATCTGATTAATAGAATTTATGGTAAATTTGTTAGGCAATGAATAGTTATCAGTTTCCCATAAAGTATAGGGTAATGAGGCAGGATCACTGAAAACCAAGATAGAAGATAAGCCAGGTACACTTCTTAAAGAAATTAAAAACGGTGGTAAATCTTTAGAATAGGTATATATACCTCCGTCTTCTAAAAGTAGAAAAGCATCATCTATATTTGGATTTGAGCTTACTACTAAATTAAACGTTAAATTAGTTACAAAATCAGCTCTATTTTTTACAACATATGCCATATAGAGCAGGTTACTCTAGATATACTTTTCCAAAACTAACTATACCTGAGTGTGAGTTACCATTTTTATCAATAAATTCAAATGGCTTGTTAATATAAGCTGTATTAAATGTAAAGCTTGCAGAGGGTGTATTATTTACAAACAAAATCATAACACCTGGCATGCCAGTAGCGTTTTCTATTTTCTCGATTTTAAATTGTTCGTTATATTGAGAAACAAAAGAACAACCGTGTCCTAATGATCTGGGTCCTTGATATGTATAAATTTCATTACTCATAAATTTATTTATTACAAGATAAAGTTAATTATAGATGGTGTAGGTGCTCCGGACTGGAATGCACTTGTAAATAAGTTGTTTGATGTATCTATAAAAGTAAAAGGTGTGCCTATATAAGATTCAAAAATACCAACACTGGCTAAATTAACGCCATTAATTCTTATTATGTTAGTATGAGGAAATCCGGTAAACGATTTTGCAAAAAATCTTATTTTTTCTGTTGATAATGATGTGAATGTAACACCTGACCCATTACTTACAGGACCAGGTCCAGTTAGTTCAGTAAGTTGCTTAGTTGGAGTTACTGTAGGTGTTGGAGTATTTGTGGGAGTATTAGAAGGTGTTAATGAAATTGTTGGTGTTGGTGAAGGTGTGTTAGGTGGCGTTTCAGTTACTGTAGGTGTTGGTGTAGGGGTATCTGTAATTGTAGGTGTAACAGTTGAAGTTTGTGTAGGTGTGTTTGTAAATGTAGGGGTGACAGTGGGTGTTTCTGTAGGTGTTGGTGTCTCTGTGGGCGTTGGTGTCTCTGTAGGGGTAAATGAAATTGTTGGTGTATTTGTTGGCGTCTCAGTAGGAGTAGGTGTTGGGGTATTACTAGATGTATTAGTTACTGTAGGTGTAGGTGTGCCGGTAGGTGTATCAGTAATTGTTGGGGTTACTGAAAGTGTGAGTGAAACGGTAGGTGTATTAGTAGGTGTCTCTGATGGGGTATTAGTAATTGTTGGAGTTACTGAAGGTGATATAGAAGGCGACACGCTTGGTGTATGGGTAGGTGTCTGTGTAGGCGTATTGCTAGGTGTATTTGAAGTAGTTGGTGTTGGTGTTAAAGTTACAGCTTGAGAAGTGCTGGGTGTTAAAGAAATGGTTGGTGTATTAGTTGGAGTCTTTGAAGGTGTTGGTGAAGGTGTGTTAGGTGGCGTTTCAGTTACTGTAGGTGTTGGTGTAGGGGTATCTGTAATTGTAGGTGTTAGTGTAGGTGTTAATGATATTGTAGGTGTTACAGAAGGTGTAGGGTCTATTGTTAGAACACTAATATCTGAAGAGCTTGGTGCTCCTAAATTTACTATTTTTTTAAAGGATAGTCTATCCGAATTTACCAGGCGCCTAGTTCTTTGAATATTATTAAAATCCGGTATTTCAGGCATATTAATATTTATTAAATGAAAATAAATATATTGTTATCTTGTAAGCTTTAAATTAGATATAGAAGTTTCATCATTATCATATTCTAATACTAATAAATTATTCTTAGCTTGGCTATCTAAATCTAGCTTATTTAGCATGTGTATTTCGTTTAAATCGTATATGGAATCGTGTACTGAGGATAGATATATATAGAAAACATTATTAACAAAATTACCATTAACTACAGTTATAGTTACAGTGTATGTAGTAAGATTTTCTTTTGATGGCCAATATTCATGATTTACTTTAACAACCTTAGGGTTTCCTGCATCAGCAGAATTGGTTAACTCTGAAAGATTAATTTTATTATAATCAATTACAACATCTTTTTCAACAGTATATACTTCTGAACCATCACCAAAATCATACATTATTTTTAAAGTTGTATAAAATGTGTTATCTATAGAAGAGGGGTTAAAGGTAATAGTATAAGGGCCTTTCAGCACACCTAAATTAATAAAAGTTGTAGTGTTTTGAACTGTATATCCCCATGGGAATATTAAGCCACCTGTTACTGCAGATAGATAGCTTGTGGATGTAAATAAATCCCCGTTAGCAGTATTAGGGTATGTAATATTAACCCCATCGATAGGGTCAACAAATATATAGTGATTTAAGAAATTCGGGTATCCAGGTATTTGATAGCTGGATAAAACTACATTTAAAAATCTCACAAAATTATTTAATTAGACAGGGCATGTTGCGCTTATAGACCAGTTTACCGTCGCAGCAGTTGTAGTAACTTTAAATGTTAAAAAGTCAGGATCAGGGAAAAAGCCGCTAATTGTGACTGGTGAGGATATGAATCCTGAATCATATACCCATAGTTGACGGTTTTCAGAATAAATTTCAAACTTATCATCATCTATTCCAGGTATAAATCTAATTTGCGCATCACCTGAGTCAGGCCCAAAATAGACTCTCCTATATTGAATTGTAGAAGATCCAATATTATTTAATACAACATCGCAAGCTATAAAGCCTGTAGGGGTAACTGTAGGTGTAACAGTAGGTGTATTTGTTGGTGTTCTACTTGGAGTTTTAGTTATAGTGACGCTAGGTGTTATAGAAGGTGTATTTGTTATTGTAGGGGTTACTGTAGGTGTAGTAGTAGGAGTACGAGAAGGAGTAGGTGTATTGGTTGGTGTTTCTGCAGGGGTCTCTGTAGCATATGGTGTTTCAGTAACCGTGGGTGTAACGGTCGGTGTTAGTGTAGGTGTAGGTGTATGTGTTATAGTTGGAGTCTGGGTTGGTGTTTGTGAGGAAGTGTTAGTGATTGTTGGTGTAACTGTTGGGGTAACAGTATTTGTTGGTGTAATAGAAGGTGTAGGCGAAGGTGTATAGGATGGGGTAACAGATGGTGTTATTGAAGGTGTTATTGAAGGTGTTACGGTTGGTGTAGGTGTAATATTAATATCAAAAAAGCCATTTATATTAAAATTTTTTAATGATAGTTTTGAATCTAAGCTATTTTCACTATATCCAATTCCTGTAAATATCTTTTCTGGTAACGTAAATGGTAAGTTATAATCTATATATTTTATAAATTCTAAAGTGGTGGGATTTTGAATAGATACTGTTATGTTATTTCCTAAATTAGAAATTTTTATTCTTGCTTTTAAGTAATTGTTAGAAGAAGTAGAAAGAAAAAGATTTACTGGTGTATTATGTGTATTTAAATTATTAGTTCTTAATAATACATTATAATCATTGTATTGTGGGCCTCTTATGCAAATAGAATTAGGTATGGGTGCAGCTAGTCCTGATACACCAATAGATGATAGAGCATAATTACCGTTCTTATCAAACCCTATTCCTAAAACGCCCCCTAACAATCCAGGATAATTACTGAAACCTGTGCCAGTTATACTAGATGTCAAATCTTTATATGCTGTATAGTTAAGAGCTTTGCCTGGGCCGCCGCCTCTAATTGGATAGTTTAAGAAATTATTACTATCGACTATAAAGACGCAAATACCTTCACCGCCATTTAAAAGGGAAGAGTAGTTATACTCAAAAGAAATAACTGAATCTTTATTAGATAAGACAGGTTGTTCAAAAAACAAATATGAGCTACTAGCTGAAATTGGTACTGTATAGGGCATATTAAACTCCGAATACAAACTCTCCGTTTATTACTACACCTGCACTGCTGCCTAATACAGAATATGTATTATAATCATTAAAAGATGAAGGGTTAGAAAAATTTAAATGCATATTTTCAATTTTGGGTTTAAAGAAATAGTTATTTACATTACTTAGCACACCATTAAAATATTTAAATCTTATTTCATTAATGTAAGGTAACCCAGAAACATCTTTAGCTAAATAAGAAATATTAAAGCTATCGCTTTCACTACTATAGCTAAATATGGGTTTATCAATTTCGACAATATCTATACTATAACCTGTACCTGATAAACTAAAATCCTTTAATTCAGTGTAAGTTAAATTACTAGCATTTTTAAATGGGTAAATTTGTTTTATAGAGGTTGTAGCTACATCAAGAACATAGATTGTAGGGTATATTATCTTAAAATTTGTAGCGCTTAAATAGTAAAACAAATTTGTTGTTGCAAAAAATACCTGGTTTAGCTTTTCATCAAACCATAGCGTAGAGAATTTTTCAAATAGATTATGATTTCCTTTAGAAATAAAAGATGCACTGCTAGTAGAGCTCTTAGGCTTATTTGTTACATAATTAAACTCTATTTTATCAAAAATTAAATAATTTTGTGTTTCTATATGCAAAGTGTCATAAAAAATATCAAAGTTAATAATTTTATTATCTTGAATTTCACTCTGTATACTTAGAGGATATTTTATAAAATTAGCAGATAACACATTGTAAATAGGTAAAATTTTATTATTATCAGATGATCTAAAATAAAGAGAGCCAGTGTTAATATATTTTGTTTTATAAATAGTTTGTTTTTTAGTTATACTGCTAGATACTGTTGGAAGATAAGAAGTATTGCGTAATGGTAACGTTAAGTTAACAAAGAAATTATTTTCTGTGAAACCTTCTTCTGAATCAACACTATCATTACAAGGTGTAATAGAATTAGTAAAAGAGCTTACAACAAAATATGAACAGTCTTGTAAAGTGATAGCTGATAGAGGTGGTTCAAATAGAAAAGATCCTGGATTAGAAAAAGATGCTATATAATTAGGACTGGTAGGGCTAGCAGCGCCATCCAGTAAATCATTGTAATAAACTGTCTTCAAGGAATCAAACCCTATATCATCAGAAGGAAAGTCCGGCCATGGACCAGATGTAGGTGATACAAATGTTATACCATCCTTTAAGTTACAATTTAAAAATATGTTTACATATTCTGAGCAAAATTTTTCTGGTTGAAAACGGTATGACAAGATATTAAAAAATTCGCCCTGTAATTCAAACTCAGGAATACCGTTGTTGTATCTGCTTGCTGATAGTGGTGAAATAGCAGTTAATAAGGGTAATCTTGTATAATACCCTGATCCAGGTGGGATCTGATTAATTGATCTTAATATAGTTCCGCTTAGAGAATAATTAAAATTATATCCACTTATTAAATCGTACATTGAATAGCCGTCTAGTATAAGACAAATTTTATTTTCATCTGCAAATTCAGCAGAAGAAAGAATACCGTTTAAATTGTAATTTGGTTCTATATATTTGTATAAACCGTAGGAGTTGCCGTATACATCAGCTTTAAACTGAACTAATGTTTTAAGGGTTGGGTTAAAATCAGAAATCCTCTCATCTATAGGATAAAGATTAGATGGTATTAATGGGTAAACGTCTTCATTAGCCCATTTATCCTTTAAATCACCAGCAAAAAACTCTTGAGGATCTGAATATCTAGCTAAGCCGTTATTTGATATATCTAAACTTTGTTCCCTTGATTGATAGCTCCTGAATGTCGGCACTAATGAATCACTTTTTATATCGCCAAATTCATATGAATTAGAAAAATCATATTGCAATATACTATTATTTTCTACATAATTTAAAGGTATTTTATTTATTTGCTTGGTATTACCAGATATGTTTCCAAATTTGTTGGGGTCAGGAAATATATAAATAGTGTCAGTACTTAAAATAGACGTATTTAAAACTGGAAAAAAATCAAAGTTAAAAAAGTTTAAAAGTCCAATTTTATCGGGCTTAAAAAATAATCCTATATTTTGAGCTCTTTTTAATTCACTCTCTTCCGGGACAAATAACAAAGTAGGTGATAGTTTATTTAAATAATTTGCAAATCTTGAATCTGCATCAAAAAGTTTTCCTGTTAGTGCATAATTTGAGCTGTTTGTAGAGATGTAGAAAAAATCTGTTCCAATAAATTTTTTGTTAAAGTCAGATATTAAATTTAATTTTAAATTATTTTTATCTTGATTATTAACTAAATTTATAAAATCTAAATCTTTTAGATATTCTAATTGTGATGCTGATATTTCAGGTACTACTGTAAAATTATTTGTCCCTAATTCAACTAGAAAGAATGGGTAGCTTGATATAGCCCTTATTATAGATTTGTCAAAATTTAAATAAAGATCGGGATCCAATTGAAAGGTATTTGTATTAAAAAATTGCTCTCTTAAGCCTGTTGCCTCATAAGATGAAGTAGGAAGTGTTCCTAGATCATAATAATTTGGATAGATGTCAAATAACTCTTCTAGTTCTACTATTAAATCATCTCTTATAGAAGAAATAGAAAGATTGTAGGTTTTAATTAAATCTGTTAGATCTTGTGTCTCTAATGCTTTAGAAATTTCATTATAAATTAATTTCTCTACTCCATAATTACTTCCTTTTAAATTATATTCAGTTACAGCGGTTTTAGCTCTATCACGTAAAGTAGAAAAATAAATACAAATATCTTTAAGTTTCTGAGAAAAGAAAGGAATAGCTATAGCTAGGTCAGAGCTATTACTGTAATCTATATTCTTTAAAAATCTTCTTTCATTAGTAGTTGTGTAATTTAGAATAATTTCTTTTACTAAGCTTTTATATAGATCAACTATTACATCTTGTCTTGCTTCTGGTAGTATATTTTTTACTTCATACCAATTAGTTATATATGAATTATATCTTAATAAGAGATCGCTGATTGAAGTAAATACAGCTCTTTCATTTTCAATCCATTCTATAAAAGATAGAGGTTGATATGCGTCTACTAAAGCACTTGAATCAACATTTTCTGATGTTATGGAGTTCTTTATCCTTTCATCTATAAATCTGCTTAGATTGGACATGAAAATATTTAATTATTATATACTATGTTAGAACCGCTAAGGAACAGCTTTAATCCCTTAGTAAGCTCATAACTTATCATATTTTGCATTATACCGTCTGTTTTTGACCAGTCCTTATAACTACTTAAATCAAAAGTTAATAGAGTTAAAGGATCATTCCAATTAATTAAATTGTTATAATAGCTTCCTTCTTGTTTGTCTATATATTCAAAAAACTTATAATAATTTTTTATCTCTACACCACTAATAGAAATAGGAGCCACTAACCCCCATCCCCAATTATAATTAAAAGAAGAAAGAGGTATAAGTGTGTTGTAAGGTGTGTTAGGTATAGTATTTCTATTAACTAAATCGTATAAATCTGAAAATATTTCATATGCTACTATAGGTTTACCTGATGATATAACTGCAGTTCTTACATCCAGTTCTTTGCCTAAATTTCTACCTATATTAGGGTTGTTTGTGTTTTGCTTGTTAAAATCATAATTAAAAGTATTTTTATTTCCATAGAGCAATTTATGCTTAATTGTAAGCGTGTCAATTAGCCTTCTTAATTGTGGCGGAAAAGGGTAATTATACTCTTCAAATTGAATGCCTAATTCGCTACAAAAAGATAAAAGTTTTTCAAGATTACATCTATCTATATCTGCATTATTATAAACAAAATTTGCTATTTTCTCATATACTGTTTTTCCTAATTCGTAAGGCTGAGCAGACGTTTTACCTACTATAGTACCTAAAAAGTCATCAAAGAATACTGATTTATCTAAAAGAGATTCTTGATATCTTAAATCATTATAAAAACTATTTGCATCAAAATTTTCATTTATTTTAGTTATATTAAATTTTCCTTGTGTAGGGTATACACTAAAAATATCGGATGATCCTGAAAGTGTACGTACAACTGCTTTGGGTGCCATATATTTGTTTATCCATCTTGACCCTAACCAGTCACCATAAGCTTGAAATCTCTGATCTGTAAATGAAGAAACTGGGTAATAATAATCAGCTGAAAGCGGATAAAATAAATCAACCTGATCTACACCTGAAACTGAGGTTATAGACGTAAGATAGGTATCAAGATAATACATTTTATTATCCCAGTTATTAAGTACCCACAAAAAGTCAGATGTATCACATGCAATTCCTCCTATACTTTGTATATAGTTGGTTTTATTATTTCCAGATCCTCCTGTATAGTATGTCATGGTTCTATTTAAATTATCTATTTTTACTATAGTTTCTTTGTCTTCAACAACGTAAGCATTTTGCTGACTATCAACAGATATGTTACCGATAAATTTAAACCCGCTTAGTGGGTAACCTGGTAGCACTGTTCCTGTACTATCAAATCTATAAAGAAAATCACTTCTACCTGATAACGTGGTACCGTCTACTGATAAATTATATGCAGTAAGCCATATTTTTGAATCTCTATCTACTAATAATTCAACAGGAGAATGCATCCAAGGCATTGGTATAGCAGTTAACATAGTACCATACGTATCGTATTTTGCTAAGAAATTTGAAGCGGGGTGTGTATAAGCTACCCATAAGTTATCGTCATAGTCTGTATCAATAGATGCTGGTATTAGTGAATTTTCACCAGCAAACCCGCTTAATTGTGGCAAATTATAATCTGAACTTAAAAAATATACTAAGTTTTGATAATGTGGGTGGACGAAATCAGTAACATGGCCTGTAATATTGTTAACCTTTATAACTGATGCGGTGTCAAATAGTGATATCCAAGCATCATTATAACTATTTAAAGCTATACTATTTGGTGCAGCACTACTTAAAACGGGTGATAAAAGATTTTGTATTTCGAATCCTGTAAGATTTTTAACTAGCATTGCAGATAAAGGGAATGCAGATAGTATATTACCAAATACATCTATTTTAAATATAGAATCACTGCTACCGTCACCTATCCAAGTTCTATAATCTTCTCTAAACGAGGCACCAGATGGTGCAACAGCAATAGCATAACTTTCAAAGCATCCTGGTGTTCTAAAATCATTTCTAACTGCAGAAAGTGTTAATGAGACGTACCCCTTACAAAAATCATACAATGAAGTTTTTAGAAATCTCTTTACATATTGATATTGAGGCTCTGCTATCCAACCAACAACAGAATCTTTAGGAAAGGATTTAGGGTCATTCACAACTATAGTCGCTGTTAGCTTACAATTATATGTGGGTCTATCACATGTAAAATATCCCTTATAAAAAGCTCCTATATTTCTTGGGATGTCAGGGCTAAAATCAGAATAAAACGTAACCCCAGTTACTTCTTTATAGCAACTTAAAATATTATCATATTCTAATAACCCTATTTTTAAATCAAAAGAAGTTAAAGGTAAGATATTTTCTATTTGAGAACTATATAAAGGTGGATATGTTTTAGTTGTAAAGTTTTTATCGTCTTTCATTTTTACTACGAAAGGTATTTTTGTATTTTGCCAACTTATTGATGGTATATTAAAGTTAGTTGCAGAAAGATATCCCTCTCCATCAATACCTGTAGTGGTAATAGTAAGCCTATCAGCTGAGTTGTTTCTTACTTTTATTATTGGTAAGGTTGCAGGCTCTAAATTTTGAAATCCTGCAGGTGGGTATTCAATATAATCAAATAAATTTCTACTAGTTGTAAAATAATCTTGTATTTTTTTATTATCTAAGGTACAAAATAAAATAATAGGATTTTCTCTAGATGTAAAATTCTTAACTCTGTCATCTACATAATAAAAATCTGCGTAACCAGTGGTTCCTACAAAACAAGAACCAAGATCTTCTTTATTACATAAAACTATATTGTTATTGTTTACCTTTGCGTAAATCTCTTTATTTTGAGTCTTAACTTTATCAACTATAACATATTCTTCTTGATCACCAACATCTTGAATTTGATAAAATCTTGAAAGCGATCTTAAATGTGACCATTTATCGTTATTGTAGCTATTAATATCAATGTAATCACCGGAAGAGCCAGATGCATATAGGTTTACGGTATATCCACCATCTGCAGAAATAGCTCTAAACGATTGCCAGCTATTTTGAGTAAGAATTCTTAATGGGTCTATAATTTTACTAGCAGGTACATCATAAATAAAACGTTTAAAGTCTTTAAATTGAATTTGATCGTTTATAAAATCATAAATTTGTATTTCAGGTTGAAAATTACTGTCAAAAGCGTTACCACTGTTATCAAAAACGGTAAGTTTAACCTTATATTTTCCTGGCCATTTAAATTGATGAATTGCAGTTAGATCCTGTGAATAAGTACCGTCTCCAAAATTCCACACTAGTTTTTTATTTGATATTATTGCATCGCCTGAAAGAAGAGTAGAAGTAGTAAAATCAGGAACGAAGGTTAACGGTGTTATGGGTACTGAATAAGCAGAGAGAATAGATAACCCATTATAACCTCTTACATCAAAGTATAGGTATGTTAGGTTTGGACTGGCCATTAGTATTCTTTCTCAAGAAACTGTAATGAAGGTGTAATTACACTTATTTTATTGATGAACTCTAATTGATTATTTAAATATGGAAATTTAAAAAACGGTAATTGAGTGTCTTGTGTTATGGTTGTAATATCTATATTAGGATAAACAGGATTATATACTAAAAGACTTACACCGGGTATTTCATATGACACACCATTAACTGTTCTAATGGTTTTAATATCATTAACACCTTCAATTTGAAGAATTTGATTAGTGATATCAGTTAAGGATATAATTATACCTAAATTATCTTTAGTTGTTGAAAAAGCATTTACAAAGATTTCAGATATTTCCTTTTTTACAGCTTCTGGGTTTCTTTTTGATGTAACATTTCTAGTTATTTGTAAGATTGTTGTATCAGCTACTGAAGGTGATAAATCTTCTCCAGGTATTTTTATTCCTAAATCAACACAAACATACACAGGGTCATTTACTATAATTTCAGCAGATGCTAGTTTTACTTTATTAATATCGTTAAGTATTAATTGTTTTTGAGCTGAGTTTAAATAATTAGTTCTTGTAGTTAAAGATGTAATTTTTTGAAGTTTGGGCACCGCGTACAGATATATATTATTAAAATTACATGAATCAGCAAATTTAACTTGATTAAATAAAATTCTTGCATTTAAATTAGGTTTTTCAACCCCTATATCAAAGTAATATTTGATATGTTGGCTTAAAAAGTCCCAATTATTAACAACTTTAACGCTAGCTAAGATATTACTATAGTTTTTAAGTATGTAGTTAGCAAAATCTTCAGTAGAAATTAATCTGAATTGACTTTTAAAAGTGTTTGTTGCATTTGTCTTAATGCTTTCTGTGCTTTCTGTCTCAACAAAGTCTGTAGAAGGGTTAGTATTGGTAAAATTTAAAAATGCGTATTGATTTACCGGTAATAATTTTAAATTCTGAGAAATGGTATCTGTTAATATTTGATCATAAGTAGGTGTAGAGTAAGAAAATAGTTTATTACCATTTAATAAGTTTGGACCGATCTGCCCTCTTGTACCTGATGATTTTAAATAATAAACAGCTACGTTATCGTTTGCATTTAATTGCTTTCCATTTATATTATTACCAAATTTTATTTCATATCTACCAAATTCATTTAATCTTATTTCATAACTTGTTGAACTGCTCTTTTCTAAGAATAGAGATGCAGCAGGTGACCATTTTACCCACTTTGGTGATGTTACAGTATTATCTTTTACATACACATCAATATTAAAATGATCTAGTAATTGATTATTACCCTCATTATCAACAATAGTAAGGGTTAACGTTTCAAAAGGTTCTCCTGTAGCAAGATATATAGGATATTCAAAATATGATCCTTGATAAAGAAGGTTTTGATCTGAGAAATCTGTTAAATTTTCAGATCCAGTTGTAGATTTTGTAAAAGTTACATCTTGATTAAAGGAATAGTTAGAACCGTTAACAGTAAAATAGGTATACCTAGGAATAGTATATGTATCAGGAAGAAGCTGTTCTGTTGCAGAGGATTCAAATGAAAGTATTGATGTTTGATAGCCTATAGGGTTGTAACCAATAAGCTTTACTATTTTGTTTATATTTTCATACAGCTCTGCGGTTGAAAAAGTACTTTCAGAAGAAGTTCTATTCAAATAAAAAATTAAAACATGATATGCGTAAGCAATAATATCTATTACGGAAGAAATATTGCTGCCTTCAAAATTTTGATCTGTAAATATATTTTTACTGTTTAATCTCTTTACAATTAAATTTTTCAATGAAAGAGCATCAAACGCAGCATAACCATCTACGTTTAAGTTAAAATTATTAAATGTATCTTGTGTTGCCATAATTATTTGTTAAAGAAAAATCCAGAATTACTTAGTGTTCCTACTAATTTAAATGATGAGTTAGGGATATAGACAACATTCAATATCATACTTATTTCATATTCTTGTTTGTCTACATCAACTATAATGTCTAACCCAGTAAGTGTAACTCTTGGTTCAAATAGTTTTATTCCTTTAGAAATAGTATTACCTATTAATGATGCATTAGATTTACTCACTGGTTCAAAAACATATTGCATTAGATTTAACCCAAAAAACGGATTAAGCAATTTTTGACCGGGTATTGTTGTAAAAAGGTTAAAAATACTGTTCCTTATACAACCATAGTCGTAATCATTAACACTATCCTTAATTTCTTTTATCTTCTTTAGCTCGTTGTTTCTAGTATAATCGAATTTAAGATCTAAATGCATGTCGGAATATGTAAATCCCGCTTGATTTGCATCTGGCTTCTTTATTGAATTAAGCTTAATAGAGGGCACATTATTATTTATATTGCAAATTTAATACAGAAACTTAAATTAAATAAAATAAATATTATTATGGAAAAGAGATTTGTTAAACTATATGAAGCGGCATTAACAAGGTATACAAGGGGCGGTTTTCTTGCTAATGATGTGGTTAAATTTACTGATAATGCATTACGTAATGATTTCTTTAAGTCTCAGCCTGATTCAATAAAGGGTGCTGTAAAAGATCTTATTGATTGTGGTTTGAATTTAAGAGTAAAGAATGTTAAATCATACAGACCTGCAGTGATGGGTGCAGGTAACCCTGATTACAATGGTGTTGAGTTTACTGTAGAGATAGTGCCTGAATTGGCCCCTGGTAGATTTGATTATCAAAGATCAGTAACTGTTCCAGCCAGTTTATTAATTCATCAAGACTATTATCCCAACTTACCTCCAGTTCCTGATAAATTTAAATATGATAATAAAGTGCAGATATCTCCTAAAGAAGTTGAAATAAAGAACGATAAGGTTCCTTTTTCAACTACTCAGCAAACAAGAATGTCTGATTTAGGTAATAAAAAGCTTTCTCCTGGTGATAGAGAATTAACAGATAAGAATATTCAGATTCCTTCAGAGCCTGTAGCGGCCCAAAAAGACCCAGCTACATATACAGCAAGTTATTTACCTAAGAACTGAAAATAAAGCAGGGTCAGAGAGTAATATTAGGCAACTAAAACAATTAATCTCCTGATCTACAACAAAAGCCGATCTATACAAGTGCTCTGATATAATTAATAGTTCTTTTTTCTTAATTTCATTATTTTCTGCATTACTTTCAACGTATTCAAATAACCCACTTAATAAAGATACATAATCTGAGTTAAAAACAGCTTCGTTTTCAATTAATACTTTTCTTATAGCAGTTATATTCTTGTTTTTAACTTCTTTATAGACAAGAGATAAAAAAGTATCATTAACATTATCAATAATTTTTAATTTACCTGTTACAGAAAATTTTTGAAGGTCATTTATAATTTTTCTTACATCAGGATAGTGTTTTTTTACTAAAGATAATAGATTATTTTTTTGTTCAGCAGGTATTTCTATTTTCTCTTCTTTTAAGATATGTACGCATCTTTTGATTACCTGGTCTACAGGGGGGGTCAAATCTAAAGTCTGACATCTACTATGAAGGGCTGGTATAATTCTATAGCTATAGTTGGCGGTTAGTATAAACCTAGTAATATTAGAAAACTCTTCCATAGTATTTCGTAGAGCGCGTTGACCGTCTATAGAGATACCGTCAGCCTCATCTAGAACCACTGTTTTTAAACCACCATCAATACTTTTAGTTTGTGCAAATGTAGAAACTTTTGTACGTATAATATCAATACCGCTTTCGTCTGATGCATTAATGTAGAGATACTGGCAGCTTAAAATATCCTTTACAATAATTTTAGCTAATGATGTTTTACCTAAGCCAGGCGTTCCAATAAACAATAAATTAGGAATTTTTTTCTGCTTATTAAATGATGTAATGATCTCTAAGTTATTATTACTAATAACAAATTCAGAAATAGTTTTGGGTCTATATTTTTCAACCCAAAGACTGTTAAAATCAGAAAGGCTCATTTTCCTGAGGAACCGAATCCCTTATCTCCTCTATCGGAACCTTCTACTTTACCGAATTCAATAGCTAACGGTATGTTTAAATAAACAACAAACTGTGCTATACGGTCCCCACATTTAATTTCATAATTAGAATCAGAAAGATTATAGAGTTTAACACCTGCATCCCCTCTATATCCACAATCTATTATACCCGGATGTGCCAGTATACTATGCTTAAACCCTAAGCCGCTTCTGGATTCAACTTTAACCCAATAACCTTCAGGTATATATGCAAATTTAAGCCCTACACCTACAACGGAGCTTCCTTTTGCTGGTATAGTTTTATCTTCTATAGAATAAACATCATATCCAGTATCAGATTCGTGGTTTTTTGTAGGTAGTTTTGCTAAATTGTTAGTCTTTTCAAACTTTAAAATAGGTAAATATCTAAAATTAGGGTCTAAATCATTGGTTTTATTAAAGCTCATACGTTATTATAATATATCTTTATAAAAATCAATATCGGTTAAATATTATTAATGAGTGATGAGCTAAATGAGATGGTTGGAGATTTATTAAATCAGTTACAAGAGGCAAATAAAAAGGCAACTACTATAGAAAAGGAAAAAGATCCTTTAAAGAAGGAAAATTTAGAAAAGTTTGTAATAGAAAAAGCTGGAGAATTAGTTGAGCAAAGTGTTAGTATGGTTAATAATGTAAAAGACTATGTTTTTAGTAGTCCTGAATCAAAGGATGTTTCCTCTTTATCTGAATTAATAGCAGCTACAGCTACAGCTATAGAGACTCTCAACAAAATTATAGTTACAGATAAAAAAAATCAAACTATTAAAGACATTAAGCAAATGGATGTTGATTTTAAAAGTAAGATAAAACTAGAAGATAGCACCTCTAAGTTCCTTGCTACAAGAGAACAAATGCTTAAAATGCTTTTAGATAATGCAAAAGCAGCAAATACAGATTTGATAGAAATAAAAACTGAGGATCAAACTATTTCTTCATCTGACTCGCAAGTAAACAAAGAGTCGTAAAGCCCTTTAAACTTCTCTTTAATTTGTTTTTCAAACTCATCAGATAATTTTTTAGCTAATTCACCTGGGTCAAAAGAAGCGCTTCCTTGTATGTTGTCTAAGTACTCTTCTATATTTTCAATAGTCTGATTGAACAAGAAATCAAAATTAGGCTCTGTAAATGTAGGTTCAGTAATATTACATGCTATTTCCTTAGCCTGTTGAGCTTGTGTAAAAATGGTCATTGGATCAGTTGAAGGTGAAAAAGAAGTTCCTGCAGAAGCAATTTGTCCAAAAAATCCAGGATCTATAGAAGGGGAAATATTAGGAGCTACAGCTGTAGATAGTGACTGCTGAACTAATACATCTGGATTATTTTGTAATGTATTTGCATCTACTATTTGAGGGGCATTTTTCTTTTCTTCTTCAGGTTTTTTTACTTCTTTTTTATTGTTTGCTTGATCTTGCTTATATTCATTAGTTGAATCAGCTGGTGTAACTGTTTTTTTGGTTTCCTCACCTGATGATTTATTAATACTACTAGTGACATTATTGGAAGCATCATTAACCTGGGTCTTGGTATTAGCCAAAATAAATTTTATAGTAGCATCTTTTAATACATTTTTCACTTTTTTCATTAATAAATCTATATTGACTTTTGTACCTTCTACATCAATACTAAAAAATAGGTTTTTTACAATTTGTTTATTGACATCTTTATTTTGTGAGTTATATCCTTCTTTGTTTCCTATATTTGAATAGAAGCTAATATAATTATACAAGGAATTATACCTGGTAAGTAAGGGTGTTATAAATGTAGCAAGATTGTTATTTATATTTGGATAAAAATTTGAATCAGCAACTAAGTTTCTTTGATGTGGGGTAAGAGAGTCTGCAAAAGGGGGTGAATTTTCTGTAATATAAAATAATGATTTTAAATTTAGTCTCATTAAAGTTGAAGTTTTTTTACTAGAATCTTTTAATAAATTAATAGTTCTACCGCTTAGTTTATTCTTTAAATTTACAGGAATCACGTTTGGTGGCTCTTTGTAACTAGATGTGTAGAATGGGTCTATAAATGGTATAGTAGAATCGTCTAAAATGTAATTAGAGTTCATTAAAACCCCAACACAATCACTTATATCATTAAAAAAACTATCGGGAGAAATATCTTTTTTAACTCTTTCTTTTATTTCCCTTATTGACGAATTAAATTTTTTAACCCAAAAATCAATAAACTCATTATCCAGGAGCAGAAATTCAACATTATTTAAATTTTTATAAAAATAAACAAGGTTTTTTACAGGATCATTAGAAGTAATAGCATTAAAATAGTCTAAACTTATTTTTAACTGATCCTCAAATTCACCTATGAGCTCAATGTAACTAGAATAGCTTTTTAAAAGTTGATAATTAGATGTAAAATTTACAAAACAATACTCTGGGTTAAGTGTTTTAATGGTAGTACTCATAGTGTTTTGTTTTCTCCAAATAAATTATTTAAATAATAAGGTTTAACTGCAATTATTTCATTTTCATATTCTGCACCACTAAAAATATGGCTAGCTTGTACTATGAAATAGACTCCTAATATTTTTGAATCAAAATCTGAAAGTGTTACTGAATCGTCTCTAGTAATAAGAATAAATTTTCCTGCTTGTCTGTGTGTAGAGCCTTTTACTTTAAATTTTACCATATTAGAAAATTTTAATATATCAAACATTAGCTGTGTTCTTCCTTGTGCTAACTTTGTAACTGGATCAGAATAATGAGTTAAAAATAGAGTATTTTGAATATTAAAAAATTCATCTCTTAATTTTCCTGATTTAAAAGACATGGTTGCATTATTACCAAATGGTTTAACATAGTTTTGCTCAAATGCTTTGTTGACTTCTTCCATAGAGTTTTCAAAACTATCTATACAAAAAGTTTTTTCGTCGCTATCGTAAGTGTGAACTATGCGTGGTGAAAGAAGTTGACGTGTAATATTACCATCCATCTCTTCAAAGGTGTAAGATTTTACAGATCCGAGGTTACCAAGAAAAGGTGATAAATTATTATCATAATTTAACTCAAATTGAAGGTTAGGCCCATCTAGTTGGGTATCTGCAAATCCTACTATTTTATAAGTCTCAAGAAACTCTGTACCGCCTTGAACTGTAGTTCCGGTTTGTGAGTTAGAGCTTTTATTTTTAAGCACTGCATTTTCAAATAATTTTTTTAAACTAGTTAATTTAAATTGTTTAGGGTATCTTTCTAGTCTTAATAAAGGGTGGTCGTAGTTACTTTCTTTAGAACAAACATGATAATTTAAAATATAATTTAAGCTATCTGAATCTGTATAACTAGCTGGGGTAGTAAAAAATATTTTAGACGCTCCAGTATCAAAATCTCCAAATTTTAAATTTTCTTTAAATATTGGTTCTAAAGATTTACTAATAAGACTAGATAATGCGTTTCCTGTAGTTGTGCCTCTTTCATTATTAGAAGCGTTTAAAATGTTTTCCTGATCTACACAGTCTGAAGTAGAAAAATAAGAATTTTTTTGACGCATTACATCATAATACTGATCCCAAAAACTTAATTTTTTATATTTTTCGTCTACACTGTCCCCAGATATATCTTCTATCTTATAAATTGAAAAACTATATTCCATTAAAAAATTTGAATTTACAGACTCATTAGCATTGTTATTAAAGTTTGAATTAGAAAGTTTGGGCATTATTTTTATTAATAAAACATCTGCAGAGTCTCCTTGGAAAAGAAAACTTTCATTTTTAGATTTAGAAGTAGAGTTATTTAAATTACCGCCATCGTAGTATGATGGTGAATTATACGTATTTATAGTTGTATTAAGTCTTTCTATAGCCCCGTATGAGTTATCTAATACTAGATAACCGGAAGCAAAGAAATCCTTAATAGTATCTGTAATAACTAATTCTTTTATTGCTTTATTGTACAAGGTAAAGCTTCTACCAGTATAGGTGACTATAGTTGCTTTAAAATCTATAAAATTATTATTAATTAATGTTGCAAAATCACTAAACTGTGATTCTGTTGTTGCTGGAATGGGGTCGCTCATGGCAAGCTATTAAAAATTTCTGATAAAACTGTATTTAAGTAATCTGGAGATATAGCTCTAATGACTGTACCTATATCTGGTGAGAGAACCGGGTTGTCTACTTTATTTACCAAGCAAACCAACCACCAGAGCTCAATATTACCATATATATTATAAGATATCATAGTCCAAGGTAATTTTTTAGTAACCGGGTAGTAAACTAATTTTTCCTCATCTATATTTTCAGGGACAACTATATTTCTTAATAAATTATAGTAGTATTGATTGGTTTCTAATTTATAAAGCTTAAAAATATTTTCATATCTAAGATTATTAATATTAGGAAGCTCTGAAATTTTATTTTGATATTTACCTAAATCGCTCATTATTCTCCTGGTCTTATTGATATGTTTTCATCAGCAATAGAATTAAACGATTCACTAGTTAAAACACTATTTTGTTCAAATAATTTATCTCTCTCAATTATATTAGTAGCAAAGTCTCCATTACTATTGCTTTCTAGAGCTGCTGCCATAAAATTCCTAGAATCTGCTACTAGTCCTTTAAGATTAATTTTAACCATATAAGCATCTGGTATTATAGTAGTGATTTTTTTTGTTGTACTAAAATTCTTGGGATCTATAACCCTATTTGAATTCATTAAATTGGTTTTATTTAATAAAGGATTTTCAGAAAAATACTGCTCTTGAACCGGTATGTCTATTTCTAAAGTTCTTCTAGATCCCTTAAAATCTACGGTAATACTAGAAATATAGCCAAAAGGCATAAATTTTTGTCCTGGTATTTCAATTTGATAGAGAACAGGCGGTTCAATTACATTTTTTGTTATTCTGCCTGGTTTATTTTGATAAAGTAACAAAAATAAAAACTGCCAATTTGCTTTTACATCTTCATAAGTTGCAGCACCTGTATTAATTAAAGGGAATTCAACAGATATTTCATCACCTTGTTCAGGATAACTGTAAAATTTAGCTCTCTCTGCAAAAGAAAATGTAGCTGGGTTAGCTAATGCAGCTACAGCTTCTTGGAAAGCGGCTACTCCTTCTGTAGTTGCTCTTAAAATTCCAAGAGTTGGCATTGTAGTGTCTCCGCCAAAAGTATTACTTACATCATTATTGTAATTATTAAAGTAAGGTAAAATATATCTCCATCCTGTATCTTGTGTAAGATATAAATTTTTGTAAGCTTTTAAAAGTTTACTGTCCATAACTTGGTTTTCATCTTTTAAGCTAGTAATATCGTTTACTAATTTACCTACAACACCGTCTCTACTAATATTTTGTGTAGCTTCCTGTGAAAGATTTGCTGATTCGCTTTGAACCCATTGTAAAGATTTAGTAAATGAATTTGGTCCTAGAGTTTCTTTTATATAAGTTGTTACATCTCCTAAGCCAGCAGTTGCAGCGCCAAAGGAATATAATAATTGTGATACTAATGCATTAGTTTTAAGTCTTTTTTCAGTTAATATTACATAAGGAACTTCTTCTCTAGAGCTCACCGGTGAATTAGTCCAGAAAAAGTCTTTTACAACATCTATTGTTGTTATTTTAGAATTAGTATTATTTACTAAGCTATTATCATTCTTAGAAGTTGCGGGTACTAAAATAGGAATATTACTTTTAGGAGTAGCAGTTGATTTATTAGCTACTTTTTCATCGTTTTTTAAGACGTATTTAAATGCCCATATGTTTGCCATATATGTATTTATACATTAGCAGAGCGCCATGAATCTGTTTGTGGAGCTACTGTATATTTAAGATTTTTAGGGCTTATTACAGTATTAACCACTTGTGTACCACCATTAATAGCATTTTTATCTAATGTTTTATTAACATTCTCTATTGCTAGTCTAGCTTCATCAAGCTTAGAGGTAAACGTTTTCTGTATTTCTTTAAGCTGTTTAATTTGCTCATCCTGTCTTTCAACAGATTTGCTTTGTATTTTAAAGGTGTCTGTAACTTCTTGCAATAACTTGTAATTAATGTAAGGTGTTTCTGTTGTTGGTTCTTTTTTTCCTTCTAAAGCTTTGCTTAACTCAGTTCCTATTTGAACTGCTAACCCTCTGTTGCCTTCTTGAATGAGTTCTTGAGTGTCTATACCTGCTTTTTCTGCTTCACGTTTAACTGAAGGGTTATTAATCTTATACTCGGCTCTCATAACGTCTAGCTTTTTTAAAGCTTCTTCATAAACTAAAATAAATTTTTCATAACTCTCTACACTTGCAAAATCTGTCATATTTTTAATTAATGTTTTTATTTGAGAACTGGATTCATCAATACCTCTTAAAACTTTAGTGTATTCATTAGAGTCTTTTGTATCTACTTTACTTGCATCTACTCCAAAGTTTGGCTTTCTAGTATCAATTAAAGTCTTGTTTTTACGTTTAGCTGCTTCTTCAAATTTTTCTTTTTCTTCTGTTAGTCTTTTTAATCTTTCTTCTAGTTCATACTTTTGAGAATCCATTCCTTTTCTTTTACTCATTTTTTCTTTTGCAGCATCTATTTCTTTTCTATAAGCATCGCTTTGTTCTAGTAATTTAGGGTCCTCATCTACATCATACCTTCCAATATCTAAACTACCAAAAGCGAGCTCTTTAGCTAAACTTAAATAGCTTATTTTACCATCTTTTGACTTTGCTTTAAGCTCTTGCATCTTATCTGTTAATGCAAGAATAGCTTTAAACCCATCTGTAAGGGAAGGAAAATATTCACTTAAAATGACTAAGCCTGCTTTTTGCTTACTTAAATTACCAGAGAAAATCAATCCTAAGGATTTGAATACATTTTGAATTGGTGTGAGGATACTATTAAAAAGGTCACCTACACTAGTTGAAACTCTTTCATACAAATCCTTGGCAACGTCTATAAAATTAATTTGTTCAAAAGTTTTACTAGGTGTCTTACTGGCAGTAATATTAAATTGTTTTAAAATTGATCCTTTTATAAATTCTGATGCACCGGTAAGTGATGGAAATAATTTAGATAAACTTGTTAAAGAATTGGATATACTTTTGTAATCGCCTTTTGTAACAGCGCTAAATAAATTTCTAACTAATTCACCAGCATTACTAAAAAAATTAAAAACATTATTTAATTTTTCATCAATACCACCAATTAATGAATCAATTCCACTTTCAAAATCTATTCCAAAGAGGCCTTTTTTATTTTCTCCCTGTCTTTGTGATTTGTTAGCAGCTAGTACATTTAATCTACTTCTTGATGTACCGAATATTGGAGCAATAAAATCTATTCCTGGAAAATTAAATGCTAATTCTCTAATACCTTTTTCATATTGGCCTTTAGCAAAAAATGAAAAGGCATCATAAACATGTACAAAAAAACCTACAATAGGAATGTTTTTTAACCACTGCTTTAAAGTTGTTTCTTTATTTCCTAAAACTTTTGAAAGATTGAAAATGCTCCCCATAAGATTTCCTCCCCCTACATTGGTAAGCATTCCTCTAAGTGCAGGGAATTTTGTAAGGCCGAAGCCTAAAGCTGCAACAGTCGTTAACACTATTGCTATAGGCCCTAATATCTTAGAAAGTAAAGATTTGTTTTTTTGTTGACTGTCTTTTTCAAATTTTATTTGTTCTTTTACTGCATCAGTGTTAGATTTTAAAGTAGATATTATATTGTTTACAGACTTTTTATCATCTCTACTAAACTCAACTTCAGTTTTTTTATTACTGGTTGCAGTTAAAAGCTGCTTGTTTTCATTTAATGAACCTAAGATATCCTTAAATACTTTTTTAAATTCTTTTAAAGAATTAGAAGTATTTTTAGTACTTTCATTTATTTGCTCTATATTATTGCCGAATACAGAGCGAAGGTCGTCTATAGTAATACCGTCCATTAACAATATTTATAACAAAATTTAAACGCCGAAGAAGCTTCCGTCAATATCTAATACTGTATCAGTATCAATAGTAATAAATTTGTTTTCAAATTCTCTTAAAGGCTTAATAAAATTAAGTATTTCTGATGTTATTGAAGCTGGTAACAATTCAGTAGCTTTAACTCTATCTGATACAGATGTTGTATAAAAATCTATTTTTTCATCGTTTTTCTTAACAATTATACTTTTAATGTACTTGGAAATTTCAAATACATATAACTCAGTAATTACATTTTGTAATTCTTTGCTGTTTTTTAATTTTAGCTGAGCATAGCCATTTACATCATTATCAACAAACAGACTGGGCATTAAAACCTCTACTGAAAGAGTATTGTCTTCTATTATTTTAGTATGCAAAACTGTTTTGTTGTCTATTTCAGGAAATGTACTGACAAGTTTTTTTAAATCAACCTCTTTATTTTGATAACTGTAAAGACCGTTTAAACTATTAGCTTTATAAGATACTGCAATTGCTGTCCTATCATAAGAAGTAATGGTTTTAATATCGAGATCTCTAGGTGCATTAGTGAGTAATATATTATAAAAATTTATATTAAAAAGCAATTTAGTAAAAGATTCATCTAAAGATGTTTTAAACAGGGTTTTTTGTTGAGATAAATTAAGAGGTTTAAACTTATAAAACATTTTATAGCTGGGCACATAAATATCTACAGAATTAGACTCTACTACAGATTCTAAATTTTTTAGAAAGTCGCTAGGCTGCATTTTAATAATTTATTCAGGGCTACCAGTATTCAACTGAGCTTTAACTGCTGGTTTAGCAGTTTCTTCCATATGCTTTTTATATATATTTAAATATACTAAATTTTCTGCAAAAGTTGAATTGTTTAAAACATTACTAGATAAGTTCACTTTAGACAAAAGAACTGTTTCTAATTCATAAATTTCCATTAAATTTCTTTTAAAAATAATTTTTAAAAAGTCTAAAAACGTATTTTGAAGAATTGAAAAAGGTATTTCTGCACTAGTCAAAGCAGTATATGGAGATATAAGCTTCATAAAAGTAAAACTATTACAGGTTTTTTCTACTTCGTTTAAAAAGTTTTTAATATCATTTAAAACATTTGCAGGTAATTTTTCAATAGAATCAGGCTCTAGATTACTATATTCAACATTATTAAGGGTAACTGACTTAATAAATTTATAAATTGTATTGTGTTGAGATAAAATAAAAATATCATCAGGTATACCTAAAGTTATTTTAAAATTTTCATTGTAAATAATTTCTTTTTTAAATGTGTTAATATTATCATTTAAAAATTTTTGAAAATTGTTTAAAATTAAATTTAAATTTAAAGTTATATTAAATTCTTTTTTGGAGATAGGGCACTCGCTAGTTAGTTCAATAATATCAGAAACACACAAACTTCTAATAACAAAAAAACAAATTATTTTTTCAAATAAATTTAAATTTTTTTCTAACGTTAGGTTTTTTAAAATTTCTTCAAATGCATTAGAAATTAAAAAATTATCATTACTAAATAAAATTTTTATAAGGGCTTTAAAATCAATAAACTTTAATTCTGATAAAAGAATTTCTTTATTTGAATATTCTATATTAGCTTTGTATTTAAAGGTTAACACTAAATTACTTACAATAAATTATATAAAACCAAGTGGATTGATAGAGCCTATACCGTTTTGAAAAGATGTAATTCTTGGAATTGATCCATTAGATATTCTGTTAACTATATCTTGAACAGGCAGATATAATGCACTTTCAATAGTATAATGTGAATAAGTCCATCTTGTATTAACTGATTGTAAGCTGTCATCTGTGTGCTCTAAATTATAGGCATTTACAGAATAAGGAACACAATTGTAAAAATTATATACTTTTCTAGGTATCATTGAAATGCTGTTTAAGGTTCTTGAATATTGTAAAAGTGTCATGTTACACTTTACATTTTTTCTATCTCTTTTGGACCCTTTATCGTTTGGTCTAGCAACCATTCCATAGTGTGCTGCTAAAATGGTCCAAGGTTTAATTACAAAATCAACGAAAGAAGTATTTGTTTCTCTAAAATCAATATTTAAAGTTGGTGCTGAAGAGTCTCTTGCGCCTCCTAATATTCCAGGAACAAACCCTCTATTATTTTGTACTGAGGCGGATTCAGGGGTATATTCTTCTGGTGGTATTGTTGCAGCTGTTGCAAACAAACACCCTATTACTTTTTGAAGCGGGTAACTTGTTAAGATTGTTTTAGCTACACTTACGTCCCATCCTTTCTTACTGCCATCAGTTCTTTCTAAAGATTGTAGAATTCTTGTATTTAAACCAACAGGGTATCTATCTATTACAACAATCCATTGAGTTGAAGGTGGTATAGCTGTAAACCAAGACTCCATCTGAACTAGAAAATAGTCACGTACACTAATTATAGGAACTGCAGGTATATTAAAGCCAAATAAACTAGCTGCTTGAGGAGCAAATAAAGGATTAGTTCCTGTTATTAAGCCATTAAAATTTTGCCCTACACTACCTAGGGCAGAGGTAAACGGGTTGTTCACCTAATTATTTAAGGTCTGAACTTGTTATTAACTTATTTTACGCCAGTAGTGATAAGAAACGCCTACTGTAAATTCCACTGTTTCACCTGTACCAGCAGCAATATTGTAATTAAGAGGGCCAACACTTCTTATAGAAACACCTACAAGTTGATATTGAGCTGTTTTGTTTAATTGATTATCTAGCTGTACTAAATCTATTACCGCAGTTTGTTTTGGAGAAAAATAATTACCTGTAGAATTTGCATCATTAAAGATATCTAAAGACCATTGTTCAAACTTCTGACGAATTTGAGATTTTGCATCACAATAAAATGTTAGCTGATAATTAGCACTATCTGGATATGAAGCATTACCTGGAATATTAAAATTTAACCCCATGTAAGGTACGGGAATATTTGCAATCTCTCTAGCAGGTAGTGTTGCTGTTTTTACATAAACTAAATCATTGTTATCAAAAGTAATGTTACTTACACCACCAGTACTAATGTTTAGTAATCTAAAATTATAATCGCGTGCGAATTCGCGATTAGTAGCTGCTCTGTAGAAGTCTTGAATTGTTTGGTTTACATCTGCCATAAAATTATTTAGTTATTATGATACTATCTCCTGGAAGTTAGTTCCTGTTCTTGTAGCATAAAAGTTAGCTAAAATAAATTCTGCAGTTCTTACAGGTTTGAGATAAACGTCAACTACTAATTCATTAGCATCGATAATCGCAGGTGTATTATTACGCTCATCACATATGATCAGGTAATCATACAGCCCCTGGGTGTTCTTGGCATTTTCAAATATAGGTGTCAATGTATTTAATACCTGTGTTCTTGTAAAGAGCGTGTTAGGCTCAAACACGAAAAACTTTACAGTATCTCTCGTTGCAGTTTCTAGGTTCAAGAATAATCTACGTACATTAATTCTATCAAATGCGCTTGGCTTCTTTTGTAGTGTCTTTTGACCGAAGATTACATAGCCTTCTGCAGGGAAAAATGCTATTGGATTTAATCCAATTTGATATAGCTTGTCTCTTTGTGTTTGCTTAGGATAAATTCCAAGATCAACAATACCACCAACCACACCGCGAGTAAATCCTGCAGGTGCAAACCAAGGTTGGAAGTTTGTATCTGTCTTTCCAAAGTTAGCAGCAGCAAATCCGGAGAATGGAACCCATACTTGTTGATTGCTAGCAGAATCAGCTACTTTTACGCAATTGGCAAAAGTACAAGCATAACTTGTATTAATACCTGAGAATTGATTGCGCAATGGCCAATAGACATTGCCTGAAAATGTTTTTGCAGGGTCATCTAATGTTTTAACGTTATTTTCTACAAATATATTAGTAATAGGGTCTAATATAGAAATATTGTCTTTTCTAGCATTCTCAGAGAAGTTAATGAATGTGTTGGCAACGGCAAGATAGTCAGTTGCTACTTGAGGAAGGGATACGGGGTTTTGTGCAGTTAGAGATTCAATTGCACTGTAGACTGCAGTGTCATCGAAATAACCTGATGTTGCAGGATTTAAAGAATTAACATATACTGTGCCTAAGCCAGCTTCTATTACAACATTAATAGGATAAACATCGTAATTCTCTGTCTTATCAAAAAGAACACTTAACTTAGCAGGTACATTGCCAATTTTCTTAGTATTAAGATCCTGATTAGAATAGTCACCTAATGCAAACAATGAATCTACTTCACCAATTTGTGATGCAAGTGTAGCTACTGTTACTTGAGGTGCACCAACACGTGTAAGATACTCTGAATTAGTTTCACCAGCGAGAGGTGTTAGCAATCTCGTACCTAGGAAGCGAACTTTTTTCTTTGGTACACCGTTTATATCTAACCATGAGCTAGAATTTTTATTTGAAATATATGGGTTTACTAAAACTTCAATTTGTGCAGAATCTGATGTACGGTTTTCTAAGAAAAAGCTTAAAGGTGTACCACCGTTTTCTGAATTAATTTGTCTGTTGGCATCTAATGAAGCGACATATTTCTCTTCAAGAACATATCCTAGTGAAATTGTATCGGGTGAAAAAACGGACTGTCTTAATTTAAAGACACCAAGTACTACTGTGTCGTCGTAATCATGATTGTAAATATCAAATGTAGGTGCGCCTTCTAGTGCTTGTGATACACTTCCACCTGGGCCAACATTAGTAGCTGATAGAGGGAAGTCTAGTCTTGCTTGAGGTAGATCAATAAAGTCTGTTATGTATGTATCGGATGAGTTTACAGAATATACTTTTTGTATATCATCATACTCTGTAGCGGGGTTTAAGTTAGTATTGTCTAGAGCACCAATATAATATCCTTCAAATCTACTATTAACAGAAGATTGTGATTTATTTAAAATAATTAGACCTGCATTGCCTAAGCTTGGAACACTATCAAATGAAGATAAGCCTAATGAGTTATTAGCCCATGTAAATCCATCACCGCGTTTAATACTTAGGTATTCATCTTCTGTTAACTTTACATGGGTAGGTTTACCAAAGAAATATGATGCAGTAGTAGATGTTAAGAGACTTGTAATAGCGCCATCAGCATATGCTTTAACAGGATAAACTAATGCACTGTAATTTGTAGTTGTTCCTACGCCAGAACCTTCACCATAAGGTAGCCTATATGTTAAGACATCAGCTGGACTTGAAAATACTGCTTTAACGGAATGATAAAAATATCTTTCAGCAGCATTAGTAGGCTGGCCATATATTTGTTCAAATTCTGAAAGTGTTGAAACTTGTATAGGCTCTGCAACTGGTCCCTTAGTAGCAAAACCAGGTATAAGTACTGTTGTTACACCTGTTCCTGTTGCTCTTAAAGAAAGATCTACCTCACTAACTTGTACACCGGGACTTTGTAATGCCATATAAAGTATTTATTTATTTTCGAACTAAAGTTTTAAATTTTTTTTTATAAAGTATCTACATTTTCTACTAATTTCATTATAAGCTGTGAAAATGAGAAGGTGAAGTATGTTTCTACTTCATCAGCATCTCTATAGTTGTAATCTATATTGCCTAGACCTGTAGGAAAAGCTTTAGTGTATAAAAACTCAGCGACTCTCTTGTCATATTCATCTAAAGCAAATAAAGATATATTTGCAGTATACTCTAAATTTGAACCTATGTCAGATAAATTTAAAGCTCTTTGAGTTGTACTATCTAGAGTAAGATTTTCTGGATCATATATACCAGTTTGATCGTTATTAATAAGATTTAGCCATTGATAAATTGTCCAGTAATTGTTAAATCTATTATCTACTGTAAAATTAACTGTTACGGGGTCGTAAGGTGGTCTTGTTTTACTTGATACCGCCAAGTTCTGCCCATTGTATCTCAAATTAACTTCTGGTATAACTATTTTAGGAACTACAGCTCCATAAACACTGAACTCTAAAGAATTTTTTACTATTCCAGTATTAGATCTTACTACGTCCTTTGTAATTGTTTTTAAAGCATCAGGTAAATTTAAAACTAGTAAAAATTTATCTTTACGTGATTTATTAAAAGGGCTTTGATTATAGGTGACTAGGTTTGCCATTTAAAAATCTCCATCCTTGCGTTTCAAGATCTTGAATTTCCTCGTTAAAGCTTTCTCCACCTGGGAGTAAAATAGGTAATGGGTTTGCTTCATTTTTGTCTCTTTCATTAGAATAAATGCTGTTAGGGTTCACATAATATTTAATGCCATAATCCAGTTCTTTGACCTTTAATGGTTTTTTATTATCATCATATTCCGCTACTTCAAAATATTTTTCACACAATTCGTTTTCAAGAATTACTAAAGCCCATACTAATGACATAACCCTGTCATCCCAATTGTCAGCTCCTGGTTTAGCTGCCCACGTACCGTTTGGATAACGTACAAAGTTTTTTAATTCGTTTAAAGTTCTTAAATCATGAATTCTTACACACTTTAATTCATTTAGCCAGTATCTCATATTCATTACACCTTTGTATTTTGTATTAGTATGAGCTTGAACCCCGATTCGCGGTGCAGTGCCTTTGATACCATAAGAGACTATATTATCATAGTTTAAAGAATTTTTAAGTTGGTCTACAACTTGAGCACCACAATTATTTCTTTCTATAAGAGCTAAAGGAGAGCCCCAGTGCTGGAGAATGTCGCGTAACTTAGAAGTAAAATTATAGGGTGATATGTTATTATTACAAAATATAGCTACTTGCTCAATTGATCTTAAATTTGTAATATCAAGAATTTGAACAACACTAGATGCCTCTCCGACGCCTTCAGAAACGTCAACCCCTGCAACATAAATATGATCTGGTTTGTAGGTGTCGAATAATAGGTAGCTACCATCTTCATAAACAAACAATGGTTCCCTAACTTCTTGTTTAAGATCTTCAAATAATTTTTCATTTACTACACTCTCACCAGTTTGAAGAAATACATTTCCAAATTCTTGATCAAATGCATCTGTGCTTCCAAGAGTTCTAATAGTTTTTTCTTTCCACTCTTCATCACGACCAGGGACCTCCCACCAATCAACACGCTCTGGATGCCAGCCATTCTTTTTCTCCATAGCACCAGAATATAATTCATGGAAAAGATTACCTGTTCCGTTTGGAGTTGAAGCAACAAATATTTTAGATTTTTTAGAAGATGAAATAATAGGATAAACTGATTTCCAAAATTCATCTACCAAATGATTATCAATAAAAGCTAACTCATCAAGAATAACAACATTAACAGATTCACCTCTACCGGCATCGGAAGAAGTGGTTGATATGCCAATGGATGACCCGTTTGCTAATGACATAGATGTTTTACCGTATTCTACGGTTCCTGGCTTTAGGTAATTAGGTAGTTGTTCATAAGCTAAACGAACTCTCTTAAAAATATTAATAGCAGTTTGCTCTTTATTTGCGACAATTAAAATGCGTTGGTCTTCAAAAAAGCTAGCTATCCATAATGCATATATTGTCATTAATGTGGTTTTGCCTGATTGTCTTGAAGAGAGAAATACAACAAATCTATTATCTCTCAATGAACGTAATATTCTCTTTTGGTAATTATGTAATTTGATTTTTTCTCTACCTCTTTCAAGATTAACAATATAAAAAAAGTTTTCTGCAAAATAAAGTATGTTTTTTTTGCATTTTACTAGATCTGCAACCCATTCAGGATGATCTGCATAATTAAATGTGGTCTCTGGGGAAGGTAGGTTTTTATTACCTAGATAAAATTTATTTTCTGTATCTTTACTCATTATTACATAAATACTTATCTAATGAATCTAACACGTCAAATGAAAGGTATTGAAGATATTTATGTTAATCAAGTTATAACTGAAAAGAGTGATTCTAAGTTTGCTAAGGGTTCATTTGAAGTTGTTTCCAAAAAAGAATCATCTACAAAGAAACAGTCATTTGTAGATCAAAAGAAAACAGGTCCTGAGAATGCTAGTGGCGCTAATGTAAAGGCTAAATCAGATCCAAAACATGATAAAAACAAAGAAACATTTCAAGGCTCTGAAAAACTATCTGCACAAAATTTTAAAGAAAATGTAGAAAAAAGTGAATCAGATAATATAAATAATTTTATGAGCAAAAGTATTTTTGATAAACTATTTGAAGATGTAATGGGTGCAGTTCCATCTGACGAACAAGACGCCCTAACCCTTGGTGCAGCACCAGGTTCAGAAGAGCATGCTGGTGATGAACAAGAAGGTGGTGAAGAAGAAGTATCATTTTCTCTTCCTCGTGAGCTCGCTCAAAAGCTTCATGATGCTCTAGGTGAGGTTTTAAGTAGTGAAGATCACGGTGAGGAAGATCTAGGTGGTGAAGGGGATCTGGGTGGTGAGGATAAGGCTGAAGAAGCCAAGCCAGAGCAGAACGAAGAAATTGCTGCTGTAGCTGGTGAGGCTACAGAGATGACTGAGTTAAAAACTTCAGCTGGTGAATCTTTGCAAAAGAAGGATAATAAAGTAGGCGATACTACAAATTCCTTAGTTGCTAAAGGTGAAGGTGATGGTAAGGTAAAAGGTGAGGTAGATGGTAAAGGTAAAGATCTACCCACATCTGCTGGTGCTAAGCTACAATCAAAGGGTAGCCAGAAAGTAGCTGGTAAGGCATCAAGCACAGGCCACTACATATTCCAAAAATAATTTGTTGGTTGGTGTAGAAAAAAGCCTAACGCAAGTTAGGCTTTTTTTTTGATTAAATACTTTTATGACTTTTTTAGAATTTTTAAATACTAAATTTCTAAAACCTAACAACCTAGGTACTCTAGGTGCAAGACATATGAAAGATGATGGTTTGTTAAATACATCGAAACCGGAAAAGCCAATTCCTGATATTCATAAAACCAAAAATGAACCTGAAGCATTTAGAAGCTTGAAGAATAATAGTGCTTCAAATACTAAGGGTATTACAAAGTCAGATGCAGTTGAACTTTTAACAAAATTTAACGTTAGTCCTGAAGAGTGGTTTTCTAAGTCACACATGCTTGGTAACACTGGAATTATGATTACACCTTTTAGGGGTGGTTTTATTTTAAGAAAGGTAAGATAAATGAGCTGTCAGGGATATCAAGCAGGAAATATAGAGCTAAAAACCTATCCTTATTCTAATCAAAATCCTAATGATTGTTTTAGTTTTGTTGATAAAGACAAAACAGACGGTGATAGGCTTCTGTATAATAATTATTGGCTCGAGCAAATAACTCTTTACGGCCAAAAAATTAGTTATATAGTTAATAATTTCACTCTATCTGGTTCAGATGCTCTATATGGTGAGCAGCCATTACAGCAATATTCGCCTCCTGTCACTATAAAAATGTTAGTTTCATTAAACGACAACGCTATCTTACTATCTAAATATGGGCTACAATCTGATGACGAGTTAACAGGTTTTATTCACATATCATCTTTTTATGCGACATTTGGTGAGGGTAAAGAGCCAAAATCTGGAGATGTATTTCAACTTGCAGAATATGGTAATGACAGGCCTGGGGGTAGGAATGGTAAGTATTTTGAAATAACAGAAAGGCTTGATGAGGATAGTGCCCAAATAAATCCCTTGATGGGTCACTATGTATGGTTAATAAAAGCTAAGAGATTTGAATATTCTTTTGAACCAGGGCTATCTGGAGATGCTGTTAATCAGCAGGTTTTTGATGATGCTAAAAACCCTGATCCTAACGTACTAGGTGCAGATAAAAATTATTCTTTTAATGTAGATGAAGCTAGTAAAAAGATATTTGACTACACAAAAACAGATTATGGAGATGTTTACGGTGGTTATTAATTTGTAAGTAAGGGTTCCTTGTTTTTACTGTAAATTGAGATTTTGTTATTATTAATAGCTTCAGCATCAGGGTTATTTTCAAAATGCTCTACTTCGTCTTTCATAGACTCAAAGCGTTCTTCAATATATTTTTGAAAAGCTAGCGGCTTAATCCATTCCATGCTTGTATTAACATTAATATTAATCTCTTGCGCTTTCTTAGATACAAGCTCAACACCCTCAAGCAGACATAACCACCTAGAATACTCATCTAGAGTCATTTCCTCTTCTTTATTTTTAGTAGTAAACTTAATTTGATTTTTGGATGTTAGATATCGCATATCCTATAATTATCATGAAAATCTGATTTATGTCAAATGTTTTTTTATCTATTTTTTGCTGCTGCAAAAGATTATTAAATATTTCAAAACTATTTTCAACATTTTTAAAAATAAGATCCAAGCTTTTTATTGTAACTTCTTGTTTTTCAACATCTATATTAGAATTACGTAAAGATTCCTTATAAAAATCAATATAAAGATAAAATATAGTTTTTAAAAATGCCAAATCACTACTATTACTTAGTTTATAAAAATTATAGCCTTTATCAAAAAATTTTCTATATTCTAAAGGAATTATATCCTTAATACATTCAAAAAAACGCTGAGTATTAAATGAAGGTGATTTGGAAAAATCTAATGAGGTAGCTGGTCTTTCCGTAGTAAGGTCTTGGATGCTATTAGGTATTTTCATTTTTGTTAGCAATATTTACTAAGGTTTCTTCTAACTGCTCTGGGCTGTAAATAGGTTCAGTTGTAACAGCTGTTGTTGCTTCAACTAAAACACCAACTGTTTTTCCACATTCTATACATTTATATTTGTTATCTGTGTTTAATCTTATTGGTACAAACTCTTTTATTTTTTTAAAACAAGGGCACTCAACTTCTAATCCCTGGTAAGAAAACTCTTTAATACGCTCATTTTCTAATTTTTTATTTTTTAAAGCTGTATAAACAGAAAGAATAGATTCAAAGATATAATTACCAATAAATTGTATACTGCAACCAACAGCTACTCCTAAAAGAAAATTTAAACCTATTTTAGAAAAATATATTCCAGAAAGTAGTGAGACAGTAATAAATGTTAGTATTTGTAATACTAAAGGCATTTAATTATTTTATACTAATTTTTAAATAATCAAGATTATTAGTAACTTCTTTTAAAGCTTTGCTTATATTTTTTAAAATATCTAAACTTTTATTAATCAATGTTTTATTATGGTCATCCTGCAACAGCGGATTATTAATAGCGTCTAAAAGCATTCTTTGTGAATTCTCTGTGTTTACAACAGACGAGCCCAAGGATTCTACAAGGTGCGGGAGCGGGTAAGGTAATACGTTATCAGCTTTAGAATCATTGGGATGCTGTGTCTCAAAAGGCTTTTTGTTAAGTATATCCTTTAAAAATACTTTAGAAGAACTAAATTCCCTAGCTGCAATGCCTTTTACCCATGAATTATATGGCATTATAGTGCCATCACCAGCTTGTTCTTTTAATGGATTTTCCACAGAATTATTTATTATATTAAATAAATAATTGTATGAGTTTATTTAGAAAAGCTTTTGAAGTATTATTAGAGCAAGATGCAGATGTAGAGGTTAATCAACCAGTACCTAGTACAGATAGAGAGGCGATGGCATCTCAGCTTGATACTGCTAAGCCTGAGGATTTTGATGTAGATGCTGCTGCATTAGCTGCTGTTGATGCAAGTAAGATAGAGCAAAAAAGAAAACTTCAAGAGTGGATTGGTAAAATTGATGAGTTTACGAATTTCTTAAACTCTACTGATGGTACATCGGTTCAAACACAACTACACAAAGCTAGTTGTGAATCTATTTTTGATAAGATAGCTAGAAGTGAGACAAAGAAAATTTCAAGACTTGCTTCAGAGTTAAGTGCTTTATCACAAGCCCTCAAAGGCTATCTTATATCAAACAACGATTAATATTAGCTAAAGCTAATTCAGCTTTTAAGCCATAAAAAGAATTTTCTAAAATAAATTCAGGCTCTATACATTTTAAATTCTTAACTGTACAATAGTCATTTATATCTTTAAATGGTTTTAATTTTTCAGGCCATATAAAAACTATTTGACCTGATTCTATTAGTTTCTTGGTTTTTTTCTTGCTAGCTGTATCTGTCCATTGATTATCTAAAACCCATACTTTATTTAAAATACTAAATGAAGAGATTTGCTCTTCTTGAAATCTGGAGAACATGTTATTACTATTTTCTTGAATACCACAAACAGCAGTTCCGTTTTTAACAAAAAAAGCATCAATAGGGCCTTCAAAAATAAAAAGGCTATCTATATCAAGAGTTATATTATTAAGACCATAAAGAGCACGCTCACTATTTACTTTACTCAAATATTTTGGATAGAGCCTTGTATCGTTCTTTAATATGGTTCTAGATTGATAAAACACAATCTCATTAGATGAATTATAAAAAGGTATAATTAATCTGTTTTTATGAATTTTGTCTGTAAGAGAAAGCCAGAGTGTCGGCGGTCTATTAATAGCGATATCTAATTTTCTTTTCTTTATTAAATTTATTGCATCTCTTACTACAGGCTCATCTTTGTAATAATCTACTTGAGTAGTGTCAAATAAATTTATACTATCTTCAGGGAGTCTTTTTACTGTATAAGTTCTAGGTTTTTCTTCTTCTTGTAAGAGATCTAGAGAGACAGTGTCAAAGTTTTTGCTCTCTTTTAAAATTTCATTTTCTGTTAAACCGGAAACTTCTTGAATCCATTTAAACGGGTTACTGTACCACCCGCAATTGTGACAACATATTGCATTTTTGTCTACCAAATAATAAGATCTTTTTTTCTTCCCCCAGCTGTTTCCTTCCCTACAAATAGGACAACAAGCTTCATGTGTGTTTGTATACCGTTTAAATTTGGGAAAACCAGCGTATTGATAGTATTTTTGTACTATATATTCTTGAGGCAATATCACTCAAATATAATATTATCTTTTAACTAAAAATAAACTATTATTTACTATCTGTCTTAGGAGCTATATCTTTTACAGACACAATGCCTTTTCTAATAAAAGTACCACTAGCAGGATCATAATACTCAGCTTCTACAATTTCTTTACCCTCTCTAATGTATGTTTTTAAAACTGGTTTTGACATTTGCCCACTAATAGGTGATATAATTGGCTTAGGTGTAATAAAATTCATAAAATTATTTATGCAGTATTTTTATTTTTCAAATACTGTTTCTTGCAAGTGCTGTAGACATAGTTTGGTATCTTTTTGACTACATCTACTATACCTTCTTTAAGCCCTAATTCAAACTTATCTCTAGGAATACTTCTAATAATCATATTCGGAAGAGTAAGAAATTTTAGTTCTAATTCCTCTTCCATAAAAACTAATAATTCGCCTAAATAAGTACCTTTTGTAACAGCGTACACAGTCTTTTTTTTAGGGTGCTTAAATTTATTAAATAGCAGATTCATAATTAAGTACACTTACAACAGTATCTGTAAGAATAGAATCTATAGGCCTAAGACCGAGATTTAAACTTTGAATCTTGCTGTCTGATAAAATACAGTTAGATCTTTTTGCTTTTATTGAGAGGTCGGACATATCCACAAATTTCCAATTGGGATGTTTGTCAGTAAGTGATGAAATAATGTCTGCTATCTTTTTGCAAGATATAGTGCCTGGGTTGACAACATTAAGCGGTCCTCTCAGATTACTAACATCTTTGTGGTTTATTAGATGAAAAATAAATCTATTTAAATCATCTAAATGAGTAGCACTGTTCTCTAATGATATAAGATTTTCATATTTTAAAACCTTATTAATTAAATTCTTGGGACTATTATCGCAACTTAAAGGCATTCTTATCCTCAAAGTAATTGAGTTAAAATTATCTAGAACAGTTTCACAAATATGTTTTGTTTTACTGTAAAAGCTAGAATCAGGGTTAAAAATTCCAAAATTTGGTATATCATCTTCAGAATAATTTTTATCGTACCCTGAATATATACAGCCTGAGGAGACATTTATAAGTTTTACTTTATTTAAATCACAACATTTAGCTAGAATCGTAGGTACAACAACATTATATTTATAACAATTTTCTTTATCGCTTTCGCAAGCATCAACATTAGGTAAGCCAGTGTAACCTGAACAATTAACTAAAAAATCAAATTTTTTGTAATTAAGAAAATTATTTAAAACACTCTCATTAGTATAGTCTAATGCTTCCTTGTTGACAAAAGTTACAGCACTATTAAAATTTTCTAAATAATTATAAAGACTATTTCCTACAAATCCCTTACCTAAAATTAAAATATTAAACATTATATAATTTTATTATAAAACAAAAATAAATCAATCTTCTCTATGAGAATTATTCTGAATAAAAACTTTGTTAACTAGGGTTGCTAGGCTATCAGCTTCCTGTTGGTTGTGGCATTGCATCATGTTAATAGGCTCGCCTTCGAAGGTATAACCTAGAATAATAAAGCTGTTTAAAAACTCTTCAACTGTGCTTTTAAGTAAATCTAAATCTTTGCGAGTTTCCATTTTGGAGTTTAATTTATTTTGTAAATACTCCATAATTTTACTATTTGTCAATTCATGAAGACTCTGAGGATCTAACTTATCGTTAGATTTTTTATCGCTATTCTTGTCATGTTTTTTCATTGGCGTTATAATTATTTATGACTTTACGTATGTATCTATCTCTACCTGGGTAATTCTGGTTTCTTATACCATGCTCAAACAAAAAGCTTACAACTACTTCAACACTATCTGTTTTTAAATACATATTTTTAGGTATCTTGACGCCTCCATCATTAAATTCAAACAAGGTTTCTCCTAGTTCATTTTTATTAGTATAGCAAGTACAAATTACACTCTCGCCGCTTGGATTAATAATAATGGACCATCTTCTTGGATCGTGCTTACCGTAAACTGAAAACAATCTTACAACTATAAACCCGTTTTCTCTTAATCTCTTAATAAAATAACCAGGGGTACGTAATTTGTTATTCGCCATATAACAATTTATACACTAATATTAAAAATTCAATATTAATTAGATAGCGCAGATATAACAAATTTAATACAACAATTATTAGGTGTTGCTTCTAAAACAAATATACTTTTAGCTGAGCAAAATGAACATTTAAGTTCTTTAAATTTCATAGATGAAAGAATTCTAAATGTCTCAAAGCTTAAAGCTACAGGAATAGAGAGCTGGGGGCCTGTATAATTGCTAGCAAGTTTCATTCCATAGGAATCTACATTAGGCCTACTCTTATCTGTCAAATCACAAAATATATCACCTTTATCAAAACTAAGATAGATTTTATTAGAGTCTGTTGCAATAGTACTGCCTTTAATAAGGCTAACTAGCGTGCTATAATCAATTGAAAAAGTGCCGTCAAATGTTAATTGATTAAGCTTTTCAAATGTAACCTTAGGCACACTTATAATACCGTCTTCATACAAATGAAACTTAAAGCGAGATGTAGATGATTTATAGGATATGTTATTACTATCAACAGTAAGTATAAGATCATCTTCATCTAAGATATTCAGCACCCGTACAAGCTTTGATATATCTGGTATATTAAGCGTATGAGGGGTTAGTTTAACTTTATTACTAAATGTAAGGTTGACTAAAATAGTATTATCTGGAGTAGAGAGTGTTGATAGTATTTGATTTTCCTTGGTAACAAGAACAGCACTATTAGATATTTTACTAATAGGTGACAAAAAGCTATTTACAAAGTCATTTTTATTACTAATAGTTATAGGCATTTAAACAATATAAAATAAGCTTAGCGTATTGCAAGAAGATTCTCAATATCACAAAGTTTGTTATAAATTTTTTCTAATATTGGCAAATCTGAATCTGATGCTGTAGCTTGTAATTGCTTAACTGTCTTAACAGTTTTACTAACAGTTTGTACAGGTAACTGTTGAGTGGGAGATTTAGTTGCAATAGTTCTAGACGGTATAGAGTCAATAACTTTTTTTGGATCTATTTTTAATCCATTTAATGTAGGTGTTTTATTAATAATTCTTTTGTCTAGCTCTTTTAACTCACCTATATTTTGACCTAAAAATTGCAAAGCGATAAGCTTTGCCTCATCTGGGTTTAAATCCTCAGTGAACTGTTGCATTATAGATCCTTTAGAAGCTCTTTAAGCGCTTCATCATCATTATTAGAATCATCTGATTTACTGGAAGTTATGACTTTTTCAGTTTTAACTTCTTTCTTAACTGGTTTTTGCGAAACTTGAATTTGAGGAGCAGGAGTCTCTTCTGCCTCTACTGTATCCTCTATATCATCAGTACAAAAATAATGCTTGTTAAGTGTCTCCTTAAGATCATCATAACTCTTAAGAGTTACAAAAGATTCAAGATCAAAAATATTATCATAAATTTTCTTATAATTGTCCTCATCTAGACCTTCAACTTCTTTAGGAGTAGTGAACTTAGAGGAGACATATGTAGGGTAGTCTCCTTGTTTTTCTACCTTAATCTTAAAGTTGACACCTTTGGGAGACAAATCAAAAATTCTAGGGCCTAAATCCTCTGCCTCTTCTCCTTCAATAGCATCCATAATAATTTTGTATAGCTGACGACCAAACCTGATGACTTTAATCTTATTGTTGTTGTCTTCATTTACTGGATCGTTAATAACATATGCATTAACAAACCAGTGTTCTCTGCGCTTAAGAGCTTCGGCTTTTTTCTTCTCTTCATCGGTTCCTGTACGTAAAATACGATAGCGCTCTTCTGCAATAGGGTCACGCTCATTCCAAGTAGTAGGGCTTACAACTGTAATAAGCTGGCCAGTAGAAAAGCTATTCCACCCATAAGAATAATAATGAAAAAATGTCTTGGAAGGGTTAGAAACATTAGGTAATAATCTAACTGTATATGTATTACCTACCTCGGTCTTTAAAATTTCCTTATATTTATTATTAGTATTAGACTGAGTCTCTTTAGTGAGAGCGCTCTTAATACTTTCAAACATTGAGCTAGTTAATGAATTCATAAGTTAATATTAATATATAAAAGAAAATTATCAAGTCTTTTTTACAACAAAATTTAACGCTTTGTTGACTAACATTTTACATCTATTTGAATTAAAAAATTTAATTTTAAATGTACTAATGTTATCTATAAAGCTTTCATTGAACATTAAGTTTAAAATCTCTTTATCTATACTAAAAAAGTATTTTTCAAAATTCTTAAAGCCTATGACAGAATAAATGTTTATGTTTCTTTCTTTTAAATGTATGAGAAAAGTTGGTGTTTTTACAGAAATATGAGTCAAATAATTCTTAAAAGCTATATTATTATCTTTACAAAATTTATTTATATATAAAATTGATTCTTTAGTAAAATTAATTTGCTCTTCAGAATCGGGATCTAATGATTCTCTATCTTTTTGAAATGTGGTATAAGCTTTTATTGCCTTTAAGGTTGTAAAATATTTTAAGTCAAAAAACGGCTCATCGGGGTATAGTTTATAAGATGCTAGAAAAAACTCTTCTGGCTTAATCTCTTTATGTGAATTAAAAAATAATGATAATTTTTTTAGCGAATATTCTTTTTCAGGTTCAATATCATCAAATTTTTTCTTAAGTTTGTACGGTTTACCTTTGCTAGATCTCATACTTTTTAAATATGAATTATAGATAAATTGCTCGAAAACTGAAGTCACTATCTTAGTATAAACTAAAACTGCTTATATTCAACTTAGTGAAAATGTTTTAGAATTTAAAAATTTTTTAATATATTTACTTTTGTATAATGTGTTGTCGTATTTTAGGAAAAACTTAAATGCTGCATAATCATTGCTAAAATCACAGTATTTTTTAAAAAAGCTTCTGTAGATTGGGTCTTTTAAAATTAATAAAAACGTATTTGCCATGTTTAATTTTTTGTTTACATTTAGTGTACAGAAAGAGCATACACAAAGAAACAAATGTGTTGTTTCTAGTTCTGACAATGTTTCAATAGGGTCTATCATGTAATTGGAAATAGCTGTTTAGATAATACTAAAAAATTTTTGTTAAGATGCCCACCTGCAACTTTTGAATCACCGCCCCCATCAAAAAGTCTTTTAGCAAAATTGCCTAAGTGCAAACTGCAGCTAGGAGATTTTCTTATATTGAGATAATTATTATTTAAATTTACGTTTATTACAACATCGCAACTATGATCGTTAATTATTTTATGACATATTTCGGAAGGAGAAAAGCTATTAAAGGTACTACAAATTGTTAATTTTTGATCACCGACTTTTACATCTCCTTTAAAAATTTGTAAGTTTTTGTAGATGTTGTTAAATTTTTCCTCACAATCAGATATTATTTTGTTTTGATAATCATTAAATTTACTAAACCCGTTATTAAAATTTTCAAAAAATTTCTTAGCTTTATCGTATTTAAAGGACCAATAATAAAAATTTAATTTTAGTGAGTTAGGTGATTTAAGATTATAACTATCATAATCATCAATAAGAGCAATAAGAGATTTCTGCTCTTCAGACATTGGGGTTTTAAGCTTATCTTTTAATTTCCTATATAGTAGCTTTGTACAGCTTGTGCATTCTTCACTCTCGTTACGTAGGTTTTTAGGCTTAATATTAGAAATACCTGCAAGATTACGATGATGCATGTAGACAACATTATTTAGGTCTATTAAATCTAAATGATCTACTATTACATCTAAATCAAAAATATAAATTTTCTTGTAGGTGTCTTTATTGGATAAGGAGCTAAAATCATCTGCAAATTTTTTTTCTGAAGTCTGTATTATGTCAAAATCATCACCTAAATAAGATCTTAGAATGTAATAGCATCCAGCACCATCTAAATCATGATCTGTAAAAAGATAGATACTGTTCTTTTGTAAATTGTTTACCACTTCATATATTAATAATATTTTGCTTTAAATCAACTTGTGGCTAAATTATTTAGCATAGAAATACTAGAAACTGCAGATTCGGTTTCATTATTAATTTCATCTTCTTTTAAAGTCAGCGTACTATAGTCTATTCTCATTTTAATAGAACCAAAGTTTGGACCAAATCTGTTCTTCATAAGACCCATGTTAATAACACCTAATTCTTTATCTGTATCCTCTTGCCAAATACTTAAAATAACATCTGCAGTGTGGCCGGTGCCCATAGACTCAGACAGCGTCTTAAGACCTGGATTACTAATTTCGTACCCTTCTCTATTTAATTGAGTAGCTGAAATTACGGGTATATTAAAAATATAGCTTAATGCTCTTAGTTGTTCGGTAACAACTTTAATTCTTTCATAAATGCTATTTCCTATAGTTGTATGTAATAGATTAATATAATCTAGTACTAAAGCATCAATTTTAATATTTTTACTAAAAAGTTTTTTAATAAAAGCTCTTAACTGATTACAAGTTAAAACTGAGGGTGGAAATTCCTTAATAATAATTCTAGAATCACTATGGTCATTCTTATAGTTTACTAACGATTGATGTAAAGTGGTGGATTCGGCTTGTAAATGTGAAAAGGGAATTTTAGTAATGTTAGTTGCAAGTCTCTTGGCGTAAATAAGTTCAGGCATTTCTAAGCTAACAAGTAAAACTGTCTTACCTTGAGAAGCAATATTCGTTGCAATATTGCCTAGAAATATACTTTTACCAATATTTGTCTCACCAGCAAATACATATAAAGCTCTACCGTTTTCTAGTAAGCCTCCTCCCATTTTATCGTCAAGCCATTTCCATTTAGTAGGTATGTAAGATTCTTGTTTTTTAAGTGAATCAATAAAATGATCTATATTTTCAAGAAAATCTGTACCTATATCAGTAGTAAGGGATATACTACATGCTTTTTCAAATTGATTTAAAATTTTAGAAGTATCTACAGAATTTTTATTAATATCATCTACAACACTTAGCATGGTATTGTAAACAGCTTTTTCCTTTATAAAAGTTTCAGTATTATTAGTAAGCTCATCAATATTAAAATTTTTATCAATAGCTGTAAATGTATTAACTACATTTTTAAAGCTATTCTTTAAATCATCATTATCTAATTTAGTCTTTATTTCAGTTAAAGTAGGTCTTGTGCCTCTTGAGTTATAAAAATCAGCAATAATCTCAAAAATGTTTTTAATATCTTTATTTTTAAAATAAACCGGTTTTATATGATCAATAATAGACGAAAGATAAGTTTCATCTGTAAGAGATTTATAAACTATAATACTTTCAAAAAAATCTAGATCAAGCTTGCCCATTTAATTATAGTAATATACTTTTTTACATTATCAACGGGTGTATTCTTTTAAAAACCTTGTTTGACTATAATTAAAATCTTTATCGTTAGGATTTAATAAGCCAGGAGAAGTGTGTGTTACCCAAATAGGCCAAACACCTAATCTTAGTTTTTTATGATTAGCATCTATACAGCTTGCAATATCATAATGATGAAAATTATAGTTTTCGTTAAATCTCCAGTTACATGATCTTACAGAACGAAGTTTGATACTTAAAAACAAACCATCTAAAATAGCCACACGAGACGGGGTAGGTCCAAAAGAAGTTACAGCAATTTGCTCTTTGTTACAAGGATGCGCAACTGCTCCTCTTAAATTACCGCTACTAAACCCCCCACACATTAAATGCCACAATGCTGGAGCTGTTATACGAGGGCTGATTCCTCCTGCAAGGCCTACTATATCGAATCTGCTATGTGCTTCATCTAATTTACTGAAAATTCTAAAATCATCTAAATAGACATCATCGTGTACGAATATCGCCACATCACTATCTCCTGCATCATACTTAATAAAATTATTATAAACTCGACTAAGCCCCAAGGTGTTGTTGCTTTTAAATTTTGTAGAGACTGTGGGGTTATATTTTAAAATTTCTGTTAAACTTTTAAATAATTGAGATTCTTCAATATTGCCTCTGCTAACAGAAAAAATAATATACTTATTTTTCATTTAGTAAAAAACGGTGAATTAATTTTAAATTCGCCGACAGAGGTAAGCCCTTCTTTAGTTAACAAATACAAAACACCTTCTTCTAGCTCTTCAAATTTAGGTATCTTTGTTGAAGTAAAATCATTTGTAAGGAAATTAGCGTAAAGTGTACTGCCTGCACGCGCTAAATAAATGCTATGGTTTTTACTATTATAAATCCATAATCCAAAAGTACCCTTAAGCTGGGATAGTGAGGAGCAAATAGCGCTAACCTCGTTTTTGCTTGTTTTAGTATAGCTGTAAATTAAGGCTGGTATTACAGAGGTGTCAACATCATTTATAGTTTTATATCCTTTAAGTTGCTTTTTAATTATACTTGCATTGCTCAGTACACCATTGTGTGCGACAAACCAGTTTTTATAATAAAACGGATGGGTTGTTTGATGTGTATATTTTCTGACTGATGAAGTAGGGGCTTGAGTGTGGCCTAGATAGTAATCAAAAGAATCTAAATTTTTCTTAGATTTATTTGTAGGTACAGAAATGACTAAATTTTTACCAAAATTAAAAGTACCAGGTGATTTTATAAGTGCGTGCATCTTGTTGTCTATCATTAAACCTCCAAATGCAAACGCGCCGCGATCTTTATTCTTTTGATAAAGCTTTGCGTATCTCTTGTAATCCGAAGATCCAAATATACCACACATCCTCTTATAAATATATAATAAATAATAAATAATTCAAGATGAATAAAGATTCAAAGTTAATATTTGAAGCGTATAAAAAGAAGTTAGAAGAAATGGCAAAATACGCAAAAACTATAGGTTTTAAACAAGATCCGAGGACTCATAAATCTGGGGGATATGGGTTAAAAGGATTTACAGATGAGCAAATGCAGAGTTTAAAGCAAGCGATAGAAACCAAATTATTTAAACCAGAGCATAGCAATGTTAATGGAGAGGAATTTAATTTACTATACCCCGGTTCAAAAGAGAAGTTTAGAGCTGAAATAGCTAATTTGCTTAATTCTGAGTTTGGAATGACATCTACCAAGTCAGGATATACAGCAAGAATTATAGATAATTTGTTAGATGTTATTAGTACAGATGATGTAGGTGCTACAGTAGCTCAAAGAGCTGAAGTAGACAATGCAATAGAGAGAGGCGCTGAAGGAAAAGACAATACTGGTGTAGAAGTAGATGTAGAGGGCCCTGAAGCTGATAATGTTTTAGATAGTTATGCTAAAGGAGAATATCCAGTAAACACACCAGAGTATAAGGAAATTTTAGATGAGTTGAAGCCTATTTATAAAGTGAGAAAGGGTGAAGATGTTTTAACTTCTCCTGAATTAGTAGGGGATATAAACTTAGCAATAAAAAAGTTAAAAAGAGAAAATCCTAAATTTGATACAGATGCAGAGACTTTTCTATCAGATGTTAAATTTCATAGAGATGCTAATAAGAGAAATGTGTTTCAAAAGATAGAACATGGTGAAGGTATACCTGATGAAGACATACCTACAGAGCCTGATGACGCATCTCAGTATCTTAAGATGCAAGGGTTGAAGCCAAAAGCTGTAGGTAGTGACCCAGGTAACTTTAGTTTTTCAGATTATTAATTTCTTTACACTTATATACTTTCCAAGGTATTGAGATTTTATATGGTATTGGGTCTACGTAACCTGAATCTAGAAAGCCCTTTAACCTCAAAGAACACGCTGTACATTCCCCGCAAGCTTGCTCTTGACCTTCATAACATGTCCATGTAGCTTTAAAGTCTATACCAAGTTTTATACCCAATTTAATAATTTCTTCCTTAGATTTGTCAATTAATGGTGCTTGTACGGTAATTCTGTTTCTCCTGTTCAATGCTGATACTTTGTTAATTTGCTCTAAAAATTCTTCACTACCGTCCCAGAACCCTGCAACACTATCAGCCTGTGCAGCTCCATGAAAAACAGTGCTAGCTCCTACATTCTCCGCTATTGCAAGAGAGATGCTTAACAACATTAGATTACGATAAGGGACATAATTTACAGTCTGAGGATCACCCATTACATCCTTAGCTTTAGCAACTGCAATCTTACTATTAAGAAGAGAAGAGACCTGACAGATATCCTTAAAAAACGGTAATTTAATTGATTGATACGCAACTGGCATGTCAAGCGATTCAATCTGTAGAGTAGCACATAATAGCTCTTTATCCCTATGCTTTTGACCGTAGTCATAGTTTACTGCAATAATTTCATCATACCTACTAGCAGCTAAGTGTAGTAGTACTGAGCTGTCCATTCCCCCGGAAATGGGGACTACAGCTTTACTCGATGGGTTCTTCTTCGCCTTGCGCTTCATTTGCGTTATACTTATATTCTTCAGCTAAGCGCTTGTCGAGTTCAGGGATAATAAATTCCTCGTAGAAAGCGGGATCTTTTGCAAAAGTCTTTGCATATCCTAATTTGTCACCTTTTTTATATTTACCACTTGTAACACCGACAGTATATGTTGCTCCATTTTGTTCAACAATACCTCTAGCTGTTGCCATGCCAAGCAACCCACTATACTTGTTAAGCCCAGTCTTAAAAGAAAGATACATTTCTGTCTCCAAGAACGGAGGAAGAAAGCGATTTTTCACAGTTAATGCTCTAAGTGTTGTACCGCTGTATTTGTTAGCTTCAGCTAACTTTTTGTCTTCAGTATCTATGGAATCGCCTTCACCTTCTTTTTCATGTCGCTTGGCTAATTGAACCAGTATACTAGCCATATATACAGGGCCTGAGCCGCCTGCCTGGTTTTTTACCAAACTTGGGAACATAGAGGCAGGATCGTCATAAGTATGGTTTGTAAACAAAATTGTAACGCCTGCTTTAGCTGCTTTAAAGGTTAAAGTGCGGAACATACTCTTAAGAGACTTTGCACGGAGACCCATGTCTGAAGCAGATTTATCTTTAGCCACGTCATCTAGTTCTTTTTGTGAAGCAAGGTTACCAAGACTGTCAATACTGATAATAAACTTACCTCTAGCATCGTTTTCTATAATACTATCAAGTAATGCGCTGACTTGATTACGACACTGATCAATAGTATCTACTGGCACATATTTAACGTTTTCAGGATCAAGCCCTACACCTTTAGTGCTATTTTCATCAATAGCTATCTCAGTATCAAATATGACTGGAGTAAGACCTTTCTTCTGCGCAGTGGCTAAGATCTTATTAACAATAAATGTCTTACCTGTCTGACTTGGACCAGAAAAGCCAGTTATTCTCCCCTTAGGAACACCGCCACTACGACAACTACCACCAAGAATAGCATTTAGTGCATAGCAACCGGTATCAAACCACTCATCAACTTTACTTAAAGCGTTTTCGTTAAGAAACGAAGCTTCACTGTTAAGTTTATCAAGTGAAGCAAATATTTTATTAAGATCTTTACTCATAGATCTATTATAAAATAATAAAAATAAAAAACAAGTAAAAAATTACTCGTCAAACAACTTTATTACTTTAGCTTCGTTCTGAGGAGATACTTGTCCTGGTATACCAGCATTAGGCTCATTTGAGAATAATCTAGTATATTGTTCTACAAGTCTTGCATCATTCTCAACATTTTCACCCACAGCAACGTTAGACTTATTATAAATCCAAACCGTTCCGTCCTTTCTATTGTTTTCAGAAATAAATTCTCTGAAATAAAGAGGAATAGTCTGAACATTTAATTGCCCGGACTGCATAGGTTGAACATGAATAATAGCAGGATTACGAACCTTTAGATTGGTAGCTGAATCTTCTTCAAGCTCACCAATAATTGTGCGCCCTACATGATCTACAAAGGTAACAAGTTTTTGTTTAGAATTTTTAGCCATATACGTATATTATGATTTATTTTAAAAAAATCAACTATTAATTTGATAGCAGTTCAAACAAATCGGTCTGCACTTGGCTCCCAGGTGATTTGAGAGACCATTTAACAGCTTCATAGAATCTTTCAATAACTGAAAAGATAATCTTTTCAAACATTTTTTCGTGATCTGGCTCAAAAATAGACATAAACTCTTTAGGGAAATTGTATTTATATCCCATAACACTAATGCCGTATTTGTTGGGTTGTTTAACATAAAAAAATCTTACTTTATCACCGGATGAAATTTTCTCATATTTTCTAGTAATATTAAATTTATCTAATAAAATATTATAAAAATATGCAGATTTAACATGGATGGGCATATGCTTTGCTGTTTCAAAATTATCACATTTCACTGCATACTTTTCATATCCCTGTACACCCATAACAAACGAAATTTCTTCTAAAGAAAGGTTTTTAAATATATCATATGTTTCAGCAAAAATTTTATTTGTCTCAGTAATACTTTGCGTTAAAAGCATTATCTCTATTATTTTTTTAACATAAGGTTTAATAGGAGCAGGCATTGTAGTACGTACAACCTCTACACCTGTGTATTTAAATTTATTACAAGGTATGCCCTCTTCATCTAAAATATGAATTACGTATCTCTTCTTTTGTAGGAAGAGGCCAACATCTGAGATTACTTCTCTTTTAAAATTAAGTCTACAATCTTTAGAATTAAGAACTTTAGCGCCCCATTTTTTTATTTCTTCATTTAAATAGGTTTCTATGTTTTCTACAAGCTTATAATATTCAGGCGTTACTTTATTGTTTTGAATAGCGGTGATACCTCCCTTTTTTACAATATGTTTAAGGGAAATATAGCTAGAATCGGTATCATTGTATATAATTGGATTGTCATTCTTAATATCTTCATCAGTAAGGTTAGCAAAATTTTTAATGTAATTTGTTAATAGTCTGTTAGATTCCTTAATAACTGATTGACCAGTAAGTGTTATTGATTCTGCTAATTCATCGTCACCTAAGGGACTATGCTTGTTACCAAAATAACCGTAGATAGTATTAATTAAAATTTTAATAGTGTGTTGTTGAATGTTAAGGTTATCGACTAAGTGTTTTTGCTTTTGATATTCTTCAGTATCCTTAGTTAAATGTGAAAGTTTTTTCTTTGCTGAAATTAATAGCTTTTTGAGTTTTACTCTTTTATCATAATAGAAATCAACAGTATCAGGTATAATACCTTTAGATTTCTGTGAAAATAAGATCTTAGCTTTTGATATAGCTATTTGCTCTGCTTCTACAAATTTAAGAAAATTAGAATGCTTTAAAGTGTAGGTTGTACCATTTACATGTCTAATTGTAACATTCTCTTCATCTTTGTCTATTATTTTACCTATCTTAGTTTCTGGCGATAGATTTAAAGTAATCATAACGTTGGGGTATAGACTATTTGCATCAAAGGAAACAACATAATTTTGAAACCCTTGCTGAGGCTCACCAACATAAGCACCAGCGTTTTGTTTTTCGTCTACTTTCTCTTTCTTAAATGTAGGTATTCTTTGTCCTCTTTGCCTTGCTTTGATAGCGCACAGCCCTGTTATAACTGAAAGTGATCCCAAGGCTCCCTCAAAGGTAGTTAGCCCTGCATAAGCTATCATTCTTAATAACTCTAGATATTGAAGTTTTTCTTCAAGTCTTACTAAAAGATTAACGTCTTGAATATTATAATCTACGAACATATCCCAGTTAGTATCCGCTAAAGTTGCAAGATTTGTATCACCATAATCTATTTTGTTTTCCCCTAATTCAGTTTCGCCTATTGCATCTAATTTGTAAGACTCTCTTAGAGTAGGACAAAATCTTTTATAAATGTCTAGATAATCAACGCACGACATTCCTTCTACGTGCCAGTGCACTTGCTCCTTACCGTATTTACCCATAAACGTTACAGGTCGTATGGACCCAACCGGGGATAGCTTTTTAGTAAATTCCTCTCCTAGTATTAAATTAATACGATTAATAATGTACGGGATATCAAAGAACTCACTATTCCAACCTGATAGTATATCAGGGTAATCTGATTGAATGTAACTTAAAAACTTTTTAAATAATTCTTCTTCTGATTTACAATAAACATATGTAACATTATCTAGCTTGGGCGTATATTTCTTTAATCCCCAGGTGATAAATTTCTTACTTAAACTATCGTATGTTGTAATTACGTTTACCGGGTGTTGAGGGTTTTCAGGTACAGGAAACACATCAGGGCTATAAGTCTCTATATCAATAAATAATACGCGTATAGGGTGCTTTGTAAACTCATCTGATTCTGACTTGTCCCAAAAAGAATCAATTAAAAACTGTTGCTGTACATTAAAATTTTCAAAAACTCTTTCTACATTATGATCTTTTAAATATCTACTACGTTCACCTTGATTTTTAAATTTCTTCTTTTTTAACTTTGTATTAAAAATACTTAACTCGTTGCTATCATTATTTGTTTCTAAATATATATAAGGCTCAAATGTAGTGTCGTAATAAATGCGTCTACCAGCTTCATCCCAAGTAAAAAGACGAATTAGTTGTTCTTTGGGAATATATGCAACGTTTCTAAACACTTTATAATACTAAAATAAAATAACTAAAAATCAAGAATTTACGGTAGCTAAATATTTTCTATCTGAAGAGCCGGTAGGTAAATTATATAGTTCGTAATATTTACCGATGTTTTCCTCGTTCTCTAGCCATCTTGATTCTGCATATTTTCTATTCTTAGAGCACATATTCATATATTTACCCTTCTTAGAAAGAGTCTCATCTATTCTGTCTATCATTTCATCTGCTGTTTTAAATCTAATAGGAGCGTTTTCATAAGTTACTATATCTTGACATGCAATAGGCAGACCGTAGCAACAAGCTTCTATATATTTAAGATCACTTTTAGATTTATTAAATGTATTATCTTGTAAGGGTGCAACTAGCATATTAGGTTTAAGATTAAAAATTTTCTCTGGATAGTGGTATAAACTATTCCATGGATGAAATTCTATTTTACCAGCCCTCAATAAATTACCTAAAGGTAGAGGAAAAGCTCCTAGGAAAATCCATTGATACTTGTCCACTGTAGATGCTATTACTCTATTTACGTGGGCAAAGTCATCATTTTGTCCAACTCTATTATCAACATCAAAGTGAGCGCCTGAACCTGCATATAAAATTCTAGGCTTTTTTATATTCGCATCATAATTTTCTGAAATTCGTTTTTCATTGTAAAAATGACCCATCCACCATTTAGGAGGATAATTAGGAATAACGGTTACGTTAGGGTGCTTTGTTTTTTCTTTATAGTAATCCCTCATGAAATTACATGTAACGGTAACCTCATCACATAGATTCATAATTTCTTGACAATTTTGTCTTATCTTGGGATCTGTAAAAGCTGGTTTAAACTTATTATATTCCGGAATGTCTTCATGAAAGACCAAATCGTCAATTTCATAGATAAGTCTAAACCCAAACTGCTTTGAAAGGGCTCTTATATGTTTAACAAATTGAAGTTGTGAATCTGTTGCTTGTCTTTGAATTCTTACAGCTTTAAGATTTCTGTAAAAATTTTGATCAAATATCATTACTGTACTCCCATGAACAACCATTTTTCCATGAGCGTTTAATAAATGTTCAGGCCATATCATACGCCAAAAACCGCAACCTGAATAATCTGCATAGTAGTTTAAGGCTCTAGGTAATTCGAGCTCTGGGGGCCTCATCGGCATATTAGGCGCCTGAGCTTGAAGCGGCATACCAAACGCACCATGTGCAACGCTAAACGGTGAAGGTGCGAATGGTGAGGAAAAAGGCGATGCAAAAGGAGAGCTAGCTATCATGTCCTATATTCTATATAATCTACTTTACGTGTAATTCCATTATTTTTTTCTAAGAAAATAACATCGCCTGTTGCAGATTTAATACTTTCTTTTCTATGTGAAATTACCATAGCGCACTCTTTATATTTGTCTACTCTCTCTTTAAGAATATTAATTACTAGCTCTACCCCCTTTTCATCTAAGCTAGAGTCAAAAAGCTCATCATATATACTAAAATTAAATGAAACATTGCCTTGGAGTCTTCTTATATCCATAAATGCAAACAAGCATGCTAAATCAATATTTTTTCTTTCAGCGCCACTAAAATTAAAATACGAACAATCCTTACCTTTATCATCAATTATCTTCTCTTCAAAATATTCATTAAAACTACAAATACAATTAGCATCCATCTTCTTTAAGTAGTATACTAGTTTACTATTAAAAAGTTGTAAAATCTTTTTTACTATAAATGATTTAATACCTTCTTCTGATAAAATAAATTTTACTATGTCTAATCTCTTTAATAATGCTCTTATATTTTCTATCTTAGAAGAAAGATCTTTAATATTATCTTCAATACTAGTTACATTTGAATCTATTTTATCTTGACTGTTCTCCAAGTCCTTTAAATCCTGTTGAAGCTCGGATTGCCATTTGTTTAACTGCTCTAATCTTTCTTGAAGATTTTCTTTTTCCTTTAGCTTATGCTTATAATCAGATACATTTTCTCTTAGCTTTTGTATTTTTGAATCTAAAGAGTTCTGTAGAGTAATAAATTGTTTTTCTTCTGTCTTTAATTTAGATATCTCATCTTCAAATGTAGATATTTCTTTTTTAATTTTTTGTTTTTCATTCTTAATATGATTTCTGTCATTATCTTGTATTGTTCTTAGACATGTTGGGCATACATCCTTATCTGTACCTACAGATTCTATTCTCTTGTTACATTGAGATATTAAAGTGCTTTTTTCAGAAATAACATGTCTGAGATCTTTAATTTTATTTTCAACTTTATTGAGATTTAATTCTTGATCTTCTATTTCTTTTTTTATTTTATCTGTATCTGGCAATACAAAATCTTTTAAATTTTTATTAATTTCTTGTATTTCTTTAGAATTAGTTTCATGTCTTGAAAGATATTTTTCTTGTTTTTTCTTTCTCTCTTCTACAAAAAGAATATGTTGCTTTTTTTGTGATTCTAAATGCTTTATATTTTCATCATGCTTAGCAGATAGCAAATCAAAGTTTCTTTTGTTATTATTTGTATCTTCTTTTGTTTCAGTTAGCATATTACCAAAAACAGATAAATTAAAAATCTCTTCAATAAATTTTCTTTTATCTTGTTTCTTTTTTGCCATAAATGGTACAGTATTGTTAAGTGTCATTATAACACAATTCTGAAAGACTTCAGATGTACAGTCAAAAATATTCATTATAAATGAATTGGTATTAGAAATGCTGTCTCTTGTCTTATCCTCGCCATTAATGTAAAGGTAGCATTTGGATGGATCGAGTGTTCTAATAATCTGTACTGTGTCTTTTTTGGTAGGGCTTACTATTTCTGCATCTAAAATAACCTCACAGGTTTTTTTATTAATATTATTAACTATAAAGTCTTTTTTTAGTTCTCTTAATGTCTCCCCAAATATAGCAAAATAAATTGCATCTGCAATTGTAGATTT